CCAAGAACTGGACTTGGTACTCCTGTAATTGACGTTGACGCAAAAGATAACGAAATGCCAGAGTTTACTCCATTGATTGTTAACTCACGTAGTGCAAGACAAAGAGAATCATATGAGGTTCCAGAAGAGGGTAACTCTACACCATTCAGAGACTTTAACGTTAATCGTGGCTTGTATGATGCTGATGAATTAGATCAAGGAACAATTAGTAATCAATCTAATCCTGTGGCTAATCAAGAAACACAAGAAGTTGTTCAAAGTTGTGATGTTATCTACAATATGGATAACTTTGCAAATAGTTTACAACTTTCTTCGCACTTCCAGTTAGGTGCGTTTACGAAAAACGGATCACGTCCACCTGTCAATCAACAGGGATTAACTAAACAACAAATAGTTTGTAATCTAAAAGGACTTTCTGAGAATATACTTGAACACGTATTATCATTATATCCTAATATGACAATTACCTCTGGCTTTAGACGTCCAGGAGATGTAGCGAATTCTTCTAGAACATCACAGCATTATCTTGGTCAAGCAGTTGATATTGTATTGTCAGGTTTTACTAGACAACAGCACTTTGATGCTGCTGCAAGATTAGTTGAAACTTTACCTGCTGGATTTGATCAGGTTATTTTAGAATATGCTGGAACGAGAACAGTATGGATTCACCTAAGTTGGAAATACGATGGTAATCGTAAATCTTTCTTTACGATGAGAGACCATAGAACTGTTGCTCAGAACTTTGCTTATATTGCGGAAACTGCTTAATGGCTGTCGTTGTAAGTATAAGCGAAACTGGATTTCCTGGAGTAGCTGATCCTGGAAGTCATGGCTTATATAACTTTAGTCCAGTAAGAGAATATCTTGATAAAACTTGGGTTGGAACAGCAACTTTATCCTCTACGATCGTTGGTGGTAGCCTAAATATAACTGATATTAGTATTAGTCCATACTCTGAAATGGTGACTTATACTATTAATGGGAATAGCGTATCGATTGAAGGAGAGTTTGTAGAGATCTTTTTAAATAAGAAGTGGGACTTTCGTATGTTAAATGGAACTATCCAAACAGACGTAAATCTCAATACTCTTAAAGACGAGTTTGGTGTTATCTATTATACACCTGATTCTTTGACACATAAAACTATAACCTATACTATAAATTATAGCGAAACCGATCCATTAGCTGGATCAACGAGTGGCTCAGTTTCTATTACACAATCGATTGTTAATGATTGGGATACTGGAAAAGAACTACTTGCGTCTTATGTTAATAAAAGTATTGTAAACGAGATAAAATAATGCCAGCTACTGCAATTAAACAAGGACAATCTACTGGGCACGGATGTTTTCCTCCGACTGCTGCGATTGGTGCTTTTGCAGTTAAAACCTTTGTTACTGGTAAGGAATGTCAACTCACTGGCGTAACGACTTATCAATCTCATAGCTGTGGAACAACAACCCATAGTGGAGGAGCGAGAAAGGTTAGTTCTGGTAGCAGTATAGTATTCATAGAGGGCAAACCTGCAGTCCGTATTGGCGATAGTATTGCTTGTGGTGATAAAGTTGCAGGTGGTAATCCAAAAGTCTTTATGGGATGACTAAATAATTAGATGGCAAACACAACACGTATATTTAAAGATCTCGACTTAATGTTTACTGCTCACCCAGTAACTGGAGACGTCGCACGTAAATATGACGAGAATGCCATTAAACAGGCAGTTAAGAATTTAATTCTTACACAGAATTACGAGCGTCCTTTTCATAGCGAAATAGGATCTCAAGTAAGAGCATTGCTATTCGAAAACGCAACACCGATGACGAAAGCATTGCTAAAGAAAACGATTACGGATGTAATTAATAACTTTGAACCAAGAGTAAATTTACTAGATGTGGGAGTGCAGTTTTTAGAGGACAGAAACGCAGTTAATATTGAGATTTTATTTAAGATTAAAAATACCTTTACTCCACTAACAGTTAATCTTGTCCTAGAGAGAACACGATAATGGCAACTGATAACAAAAGAATAAAAGTTACAGAATTAGACTTTGATCAAATTAAGTCTAATCTAAAAAACTATTTAAAGGCACAAAATCAATTTAGCGATTATGATTTTGAAGGCTCTGGTATGTCTGTATTATTAGACGTCCTAGCTTACAACACACACTATAATGCGTTGTATCATAATATGACAGTAAACGAAATGTTCCTTGATTCTGCTGTTAAACGTTCAAGCGTAGTATCTCTTGCCAAGATGCTAGGTTATACTCCTCGTTCTGCTCGTGCTCCTCGTGCAACTCTAAGTATTACTGCATCAAGCGTACCAAACAATCCTAACATTTTAACTCTACCACGTGGCTCTTCTTTTAGAACTACTGTGGATGGAGTCAATTATATTTTCAATACTGATACACCTTACAGCGTTACTCGTTCTGCTACTAATACTTACGTATTTAATAACGTAGAAATTATTGAAGGAACTTTAGTATTAAACAAATATACTGTTTCTGCTGCAGCACAATATATCGTTGATAACGCTAACGCAGATTTATCTACTCTTAAAGTAGTTGTTCAAGAAGATCCAAACTCTTCATCAGTTGTAACTTATATTTCTGATATTGGTTTAACTGAAATCAAACCAGAAACTCGTGCATTCTTTATTAAAGAAGTTGACGAGAATAAATTTGAAATTTATTTTGGTGATGGTCTTGTTGGATATAAACCACCTAATGGTGCAATCGTATCTTTAGAATATGTTGTAACAAATAAAGGTAATGGAAACCAAGCAAGAATCTTTACTTACACAGGAAGTGCTTTTGGTTCTGGTGCTAACGTAAACATTACAACTGTATCTCGTGCACAAGGTGGACAAGATGAAGAAGGAATTGATTCAATTAAATATAATGCATCAAGAAGTTATGCTGCACAAAACAGAGCAGTAACTGCTGATGACTATAAAGTTATTCTACCAAAACTCTTTAGTAATATTGAAGCCATTTCAGTTTGGGGTGGAGAAGAAAACGATCCACCAATTTATGGTAAAGCATATATTTGTGTCAAGCCAATTAGTGGCGCAACCCTAACAAACGACACAAAAGAAAAAATTAAAAACAATCTATTAAAATCAAAGAACGTCGTTTCTATTTTACCTGAAATAGTCGATCCTGACTATCTAAGTATTATAGTTGATTCAACAGTTTATTATAACTCGTCTGCAACTTCTAGATCTGCAGCAAGTATCAAAGCGATCGCAGTTGATATTATTAAGCGTTATAATCAAGAAACATTAAATAAGTTTGACTCTGTATTTCGTCATTCTCGTTTAGTGCGTGACATCGATGGTGCTGAGGAGAGTATTGTTTCGAACGTCACAAAAATTGATTTGCGCTATGAAGTTACACCAAACTTTAACACTGTGTCAAAATATAGGGTGTCTTTGAACAACCCAATCTACCACGAAGCAAGTTCGGTGATCAACTCATATGTCGCAATTACATCATCTGGCTTTAAAATATCTGGTAATACTAATACATTCTTCTTAGAAGATAATAGTGTTGGTCAGATTCGTATGTTCTATTTGACTGCAGGAAATGAAAAGATTTACAATCCAACTTCTGTTGGAACTGTAAATTATGCAAATGGAATTATTGAATTAAACAATCTATCAATCTCTTCAGGTAATGCTGATGGTAAAATAGTATTATTTATTGAGCCAGCATCTTATGATGTTGTTTCTGTGAGAAATCAATTAACTAATATTCGTGAACAGGATATTGTAGTTAATGTTATTGCTGATAGAGTTGCGAGTGGAGAAAGTCCATCTGGTAACGAATACATCCATACTGTAAGTAGGTAACAATGGCTTTAGTTAAGGCAACAGCATCCACCGTAGTAAAGGATCAAGTCCCTGAGTTTATCAGAGACGAGAATGAGAATTTTACTGCCTTTTTAAAAGCATACTACGAGTGGTATGAGGACGTTTACATTCCTCAAAATAGTATTGAGGATATTCGTGACGTTGACGAAACTATTGATCAATTTGTTCAATATTTCAAAAGCGAAATTATGTCGCCTATTCCTCAGGCAGTACTTTCGGATAAAAGATTTTTAGCAAAACAAATTAAACAACTATACCTTACTAAAGGTACAGTAGATTCTTATAAGTTTTTATTTCGAATTCTATTTAATGAAGACTCTGAATTATATTTCCCAAAAGTGGATATGTTACGAGTCTCGGATGGTAAATGGGATGAGAAACCTATTTTACGTATTGAAGTTACACAGGGTGAGCCAAGTGATTTAATTGGTCTAACAATTAATCAAGCAATTCCTGTTGCTGGTGGAACAACACTTAGAAGTTCTGCTCGAGTAGAAAACGTTATTCAAACTCGAATTGCAGCAACACAAGTTACTGACTTAGTTCTAGCGAATGAAAGTATTAAAGGTAATATTCTTGCTGAAACAGATGACAGAACATATGAAGTTACTGCAACTACATCTAATGGTTCAGTTATTCGTGGTAATGTTTTATCAATTCTAAAAGGATTCACTATTAAGAATGGTGGATCTTATTATAAGATTGGTGATTTAGTTGACGTATCAGACAGTGGACAAAATAATACCACTGCTCGTGCTGAGGTTGCTGAAATTGGAACTGGTAGCGTAGATAAAATTACTATCGCTTCAGGTGGTAGTGGATATGAAGTAGGTGATGAAGTTATTTTCGATAACACTAACACTGGTGGACCAGCAAATAGTCCTACTCTTTCTGCTCGTGCGAGAGTTAGTGAAGTAGATAGAGATTCTATATTACTAGAAGATGGTAGTAAACTTTTAGGCGAAGCAAGACACGAATTAGATATTGAAACATCAAACACTGGTGCGATTGTTACAGTAGACATTTTATATGGTGGTGACTTTTATAAAACACTACCTGTTCTTAGTTTACCAACAAACAATGGACGTACAGGTGGTAAACTTTTAGCGACTTCAACTACGATTGGTCGTATTACAAAAATTATCGTTCCTGACTTTGGTATCGATTATATTAATCCACCTAAAGTTATTACACCACTTTATGCAGTTATTAAAAACCCAACTGGATTATTCCTTGTTGGCGAAACTGTTAGTGCACTTCCTCAATTACTTGTTTCTGAATCAGGAGATGAAGATAATATCGTTTTGGAAACTGGGGAAAAGTTTGTATTAGAAAAACAACAAAACGCTACAGGTATTGTAGAAGATTTAGATGACGTATTACATTTAGTTAAGATTAAAAATGCAACGTCATTAGATAGAGTTTTATTAGAAGATGGCTCAGGTTATCTTTTAGATTCTGACGAAGATGTAATCGTACAAGAATCAAGTGGACAGTTTACAGATCGTATGAGAATACGTTCTAACATAACTTCTTATGAAGCAACAGTTACAAGTGTTAATGAACCTAACATTGTTGCAAAAGTAGGATCAGTTGGTTATACTGTTGGTAACTTTATTGGTGCTGATGGTAAGATCTCTGAAAGTTCTAAGAGAATTCAAGATAGTAAATATTATCAAGATTACTCTTATGTAATTAAGATTGGTCAATCAATTAATATCTATCGTGATGCAGTTAAGAAACTCTTGCATCCGATTGGCTTGGCTCTATTCGGTGAAGTTCAGATTCAAAGTATTTTAGATGCTTCTGTTCCTCAATTCCAACCTGGAGCAGCACTTAGACGTAATCTGTTTAGTCAGGTTATTAAGGGTATAATTGATGCAAAAGTGAAAGCTGTGGGTAATTATCGAACTGCAGGGGAAGACTTACCGAATGTCGATAAAGAAAAAATTACACTTTACATCACAGATTTCATTACAAGTGTGCTAAATATATACGTATCGGCTAGTGAATTCTTGCCAATATTACATATACCGAATCTAACACCATTAGAAGTTTATTTGTTAGATTTAAGAACCGAAGTTAGACAAAGTCAAAAGACAGTAGTAAATGTTAAGAAACTAGAGTCTTTTGCTTCGTTACAAACTACAGCTAAGATTCTATATCAAAGAGTCTTGCAAGATCCTTCCAGTGTTTCTGGAACATTCTTGAAAGACTTAGAAAGATATAAGTTTACCTATAAACCCTCTGCAGCAGGGACTAAATATGCTAATGAGGGTGGTACTCCAGCATTTACTACAAATGCGTATGGAGTGGCTGGGACTTACCCAAGTCCTAACTATAACTACTTTACTATTGGCAACACGCAAATTAAAGACTTTGCGAATTTGACTGTAGCAGAGATAATAAATAATCCTTATAAGCGAGTAAATTATGCTATCGAAACTGAATTGGGAATTGTCAAGTTACCTGCAAGTGCATTGCGATTCTCTACAGACGATATTAGATTTACTTGGGATGACACGTTTACGATGGATGCAGATTCAGTAACAATCGACTCTGAACAATACACCATGGATAACGATGTCCTAAAATTTGACTTATACACTTAAAACCAGGAGAAACTAAAGTGGCAGCAATTATCACATCCAAGTTCCGAATTCATAATGCGGAACAGTTCAAAGAGGCTTTCGGCGAAACCTCTGCGACTAATATGTATCTCGGAATTGGTCGTCCTCAATCATGGACGGACGATAATCTTCCAGATACTCCAAAAGACACAGTTAGTGACGAATTCTACTATTGGGACGATATGATCGCTCTCAAGAGAATTCAAGAGTCTGACGTAACCCTTGCAATTCCAAGAAGAGATTGGACTTCAGGTAAGTACTACGACATCTATCGTCACGACTACAATGGCACTACAGCTGGAGTTAACATTGACTCTGGTGGTGCTACAACTCCAAGCACTTTGTTTGGCGCAAACTTCTTTGTCATTACAGACGAATATAACGTTTACAAATGTGTTGACAACGCAGGAGGTTCTGCTTCTACAGACAAACCAACAGGACAAGGAACAACTGTTATTACCACTAACGATAACTACAAGTGGAAATATATGTACAGTGTTTCTCCTTCTGATGTGCTGAAGTTCGTTTCAACAGATTTTATTCCAGTTAAAAAACTAGGTACAAATCCTGGAGCAACTGATGCTTACTACAATCAATACTTGGTTGAGCAAGCAGCAATCGATGGTAAATTAGATCACATCGTTATGACTAACGTTGGATCTGGTTATACCTCTGTTCCTACAGTAACTATTACTGGTGATGGTACTGGTGCGACAGCAACTGCTGTTCGTGACGCAGGTACTGACACAATCACAGGTATTACAATTACTGCTGGTGGTTCAGGTTATACTTACGCAACTATCACTGTAACAGGTGGTGGTGGATCTAATGCTACAGCTACAGCTATCGTATCACCAAAAGGTGGACATGGTGCTGACGCAGTAGAAGAATTAGGTGGTTTTTATGTTCTTATGAACGTTCGTTTAGAATATTCAGATGGACAAGGCGACTTCCCAGTAGATAACGACTATCGTAGAATCATGCTTGTTCGTGATCCAACCAACTTTGGCGTTTCAACTATTGCAACTCTATCAACTCGTACTGCTACTTCCTCAATGGGCTACAGCGCATTGTCAGGTACAATCGTAAATGATAGAACGTTTACAGGTGGAACATCTAACGCAGTTGGACGTATCGTTTCTATTGATACTGCAACTAACACTGTTCGTTACATCCAAACTGGAACTGACAACCCATCAGGTGTTGCTTTCCAAACTGGTGAAACAATTACAATGAATGATGTTAATGGTGCACCTACTGTAACAACATGGACTTCTGGTACTTTAACTAATCCAGAAATTCAACCAGATTCTGGTGATGTAATCTATGTTGAAAACCGTAGACCAATCAATCGTGCAGATGATCAAATCGAAGATATTAAAATTATCGTCGAGATGTAATGCTAAATATCTTTGGATATTTTATAATTAACAGGTAAGAGACAAACGAATGGCAATCAATTTTAACGTAGCACCATATTTTGACGACTATCAAGATGCGAAGAAATTTCTTCGTGTCCTGTTTCGTCCAGGATATTCAGTTCAGGCTAGAGAATTAACACAACTACAAACTATTTTACAAGATCAAGTATCACGTTTTGGTGATCACGTCTTCAAGAATGGTTCAATGGTTGTTCCTGGATCAGTTAACGTTGATAATCAAGTCCACTTCGCTAAACTCGAAGATTTGTATAATAACGAATCTGTTAGATCTTACCTAACACAGTTCCGTAGTAAAATTGTCACTGGAGTAACTTCAGGTGTGAAAGCACTTGTTGTTGATACATCTGAGTGCGGATGTATGGTTGCTGGAGACAGCGATATTGCTACGTTGTATTTCAAAATTGAAAGCACAGCTGATGATGGAGTAACTAAGAGATTCATTCCTGGAGAAACTCTTACTGCACTTGCAAGCGACAATACAACGACTGCTAACTATCGTTTAACCACAAGCCAAGTTGGTGACATTTCTGTTCAAATTAGAACATTCGGTGACACTGGTAACGTTGGTACTTCATACACAGAAAATGAAGCATCAGATGTACTAGGTTATGGCTACGCTGTTGAAGTAAAACAAGGTATTTACTTTATTGATGGATTCTTCGTTCAAAACGATGAATTACACTTATACATTGGTAGATTTAATAATAAACCTACAGCACGTGTTGGATTTGAAGTACTTGAACAAATCGTAACACCAGAAGATGATACTTCATTAAACGACAACGCACAAGGATCAAATAACTATGCTGCTCCTGGAGCACATCGTTATAAAATTGATTTAGCTTTAAAACGACTAGCACTTAATACTACCGACTCAGTTAAATTTATTGAGTTGCTACGTGTAGTTGATGGTCGTGTTCAGCACAAAGTTGAAAAGACAAGTTATGCTGAATTAGAAAAAACTTTTGCTCGTCGTACCTATGACGAATCTGGTAACTACGAAGTTAACAAGTTCCGTTTATCTGTTCGTGAACATTTAGACGATGGAGTTAACAATGGTGTTTATGATGCACGTCCATCAAGTGGTGCATTAACCGATAAGACTTACGGTAACACTAATCAAATCGCATTAGTTGTAGATCCTGGAAAAGCATACGTACAAGGTTACGAAGTTGAAGGAACAATTACACAATACGTTGCAGTTAATAAAGCAAGACCAATTAATGGTGTTGAGAATGGACATATTGTTCGTTTAGATGATCAACCTATTGGTACTCCAGTTGGTAACTACGCATTAGTTGATACTATTCGTGGTGTTCCAGATCTTGTAAACTTTGAAACAGTTTACTTATGGAATGGTACTGATCCATGGGGTTCACCTCCAACAGTTGGTACTTCTACAAACGTAGGCAAAACTGGTTTAGTTGGTACAGCTAGAGTTAGATCTTTCCAATTACACAGTTCAGCTTATACTAATAGTGCTCACTACAAAATGTCTTTCTTCGATATTCAAATGGAAGAAGGATTTACTTTTGAGCGTGATGCAAAATGGATTACTGACGCTGGCAATACTGGCACAATCGATTTCTATGCAAACCTAGCACAATATGGCTCAGGTGGTGTATTAGTTAATGGTACTGCTGCTGGAACATCTGGCAGTGCAACAATTACTGGTTTCGGTACTAAATTCCTAACTGATTTTAAAGTTGGTGATGCTATCGTTCTTGGTGGTAACTTCGTTGGTTTCGTAACTAACATCGCAAGTCAAACAGAATTAACTATTGATTCAAACCTAACTGCTCCACAAGCAGGTACTGGTGGTGCTCAAACTTTAACTCGTGGTGATTCAAGACTCTACGATGTTGAATACGATACACTCCTATTTAAAACAGGTTATCAAAATACAAAAACATTACGTGGAAAAGATAATCTAACAGGACAAGATACTGTTAAGTCAAGTACACAAACTGTTCGTCGTACAATCACTGCTTCAGCTGATTCAGTAACGACTGACTGGTCATTTACTTTGACCAATACAAACGAATTCTTCTTGAGCGATCAAGACTTAGCAAACTTTACATTGTTCGATAATGTTACTGATCAAATCGTAAACATTACTTCAGCAATGATTAGTTTTGATGACGACGCAAATAGAAAAACAATTACTATTTCTGGCTCATTAGCTAGTTTAACTGCAAGTCGTTCATACACTTTAATTGCTTCAATTCTACAAATCGGTGTTCAAGCAGCAGAGAAAATTAAAACTGCAACTGCTTACACTGCTACTGTTACAACTAAGAAATCTGTAACTGCGAAGAATGTTATTCTTCCTCATGCTGATATTTTAGAAGTCACTGAAGTTTTAATGACTCCAGGAGACTATGCTACATTTAATGCAGCAAACTCTGTAGATATTACTAATAACTTTACGTTAGACAGTGGTCAACGTTCAACTCACTATCAAGCTGGTGCTTTAGTACTTAAAGAGGGTGCTTCTGTTCCTACTGGTGCTTTACAAGTTAAGTATCGTTATTTTGCTTATAGTAGTTCTGGTAACTATTTCTCTGCAGACTCTTACAATACTACAATTGATTACGAAGATATTCCTTCATTCAAAGTTCGTGCTAATGATGGCACAGTTGAAGAAGTATACTTACACGACGTAATTGATTATCGTCCAGTAATTAGTGGACTAAACAGTTTCAAACCAGAGATTCCAAAAATTGGAACGGACTTCAATACTTCTCTTGCTTACTATCTACCAAGATTTGATAAGGTTGTATTAGATTCAGTCGGTCGTATTAATGTTATCGCTGGTGTTCCTGCTCTTGATCCTAAAGAGCCAGAAGATCCAAAAGAGGGTATGGTATTAGCAACTGTTATGCTACCTGCCTACACTAAATCTGCATCTGATGTAAAAGTTTATCAAAGAGATAATCGTCGTTACACAATGCGTGATATTGGTCATCTAGAAAGAAGAATTAAGAATCTAGAATACTATGTTTCTCTAAACTTACTTGAAAGAGAAACAGAGCAACTATCAATTAAAGATGGTACTACTGGTATTGATAGATTTAAAAACGGATTTATTGTAGATCAATTTACTGGTCACGGAATTGGTGACGTAAAACATCCTGACTATAAAATTGCAGTTGATATAGGCAGACGTGAATTACGTCCAATGCACTTTACTTCTGCTTTAGAAGTTATTGAGGATTTAGAATCTGCACAACAAAGAGCGACTAGAGATTATCAGCGTACTGGTGATTTAATTACTTTACCTTACACTGAAGAATTGTTTATCTTTAATCCAAACTCTTCTCGTTCAATTGATATTAACCCTTACAAAATTGGTGCGTTCAAAGGTGAGGTAATTCTTTCACCAGAGGGCGACAACTGGAAAGACACTGATCGTCGTCCAGACTTACAAGTTACAGATGACAATGGCTATGATGCTATTCGATTCATGGCAGAACAATTAGGCGTAACAGGAACTCAATGGGGTGAATGGCAGAATAACTGGACAGGATCTAGTAGTTCTACTCGTACTTTCCAAACTGGTAATCCAAACCAGCGTCGTCAAACAGTTCGTGGATATCAAGAAACTGTTAGAACAGACACTGGTATTTCATCACGTGAAGGAATTAGAACTTCATTAAGTGGCGAAACTAACTCAATCGATTACGGTGATCGTGTAGTAGATATTTCTTATCTACCTTACATGCGTCCACGTCCAGTATTGTTTGCAGTTAAGAACCTAAAATCTGATACAAGATTCTATGCTTTCTTTGATGATAAGAGAGTAGATGCTGATAATATTCGTCCAGCTGATGTATTTAAAGTTACACAAATTGTTGGTTCAACTAATATTAACTTTGATCCAACCTTTGTTAGCCAAACTATTCTAGCTGACGATCCAGCAAGATCATACAATGGTGTAATCGAGCCAGCATTTGGTAGTGGTGATATTGTTAAAAACAGTACACATACTCCAACTGTAGTTCAAACTATTACACACATTACTGATCCTTTAGGAGCAAGTTCATTTACAATGACAGTTGCTGATGCTGCTGGTATTCTTCCAGGACATCACGTGTTCTTGTATAACTTTGATGCTGCAAGACCAAGTCCAAATGTAAGTTCATACTTTACTGAACAAAACAGAACACAGACTACTTTAACAGCTGTCGATACTACTCACTCTAAACAATTAAACAGACGTTACTTTAAAGTAAGTGCTGTTAATGGAACTACTTTAACTTTAACAAGCACAGATGGTTCAACTATCTCTGCGTTTGATTCTTATGCAACTACTAATTACCCTGCTGGTGATGGTGGTCGTTTATTAAGATTACAAGCAAGTGGTGTTGTTGCGTTTAGTGGTGTTGAAGATTCTTCTACTGTTATTGATGTTCACGTAGTTAATATTAAGAATGGTTTCGCTATTGGCGAACAATTAACTGGTGAAGCAGATCTTGGCTCTGGTGCAAGAAACCGAGTAACGATTACTTCAATCAATGGTGGAACATCAACTACAACTGCTCCAACTATGAAAGCGATCGGCGATGCTGTTCGTACTGATTCATGGGGATCTGCTGTAGGTATCTTCTATCTACCTGAAAATACTTTCCGTACTGGTGAGAGATCATTTAAACTTATTGACAACGTTAGCAACAGTGATGCCAACTTTGACTCAAAAGGTTTTGCTACTTACTACTCAACTGGTATGAGTTTACAAAAAGAACGTACTGTTGTTAACTCACGAGATGTTAGATTCGTACAAGATCGTTTATATGAATCGATTCCAATTCGTAGAACAACTACTTCAACAAGATTACTATACAGCTATTGGACAGGACACGATCCAGTTGCACAAACCTTTGTAGTATCATCACTAGGTGGTGCATTTATTTCTAGCGTAGATTTATTCTTCCAAGAAACAGGTAATCGTCCAGTAACTGTTGAATTAAGAACAACTAACAATGGTGTTCCTACTTCTAAGATTTTACCATTTACAACTGTAACTAAAGATCCTTCACAGATTAATATTTCAGAAAATGGTTCAGTTTCTACTACCTTTACATTCGATGCTCCTGTATACTTACAGGACAATGAAACTTATGCTCTTGTCGTTAAGACTGACGAACCTGGAGCGAAGTTATTCATCTCTGAATTAGGTAAAACTGATTTACAAACAAACAATATTATTACAAGTCAGCCATTAACTGGCTCATTATACCTATCACAAAACTCAAGAGAATTTGAGATCAATCCTTTATTAGATCTTAAATTCAATATGAAGAAATGTAAGTTTGATACTGATGCAAGTGCTAACGTTGAATTAAAAGCAAGTGCTCCAGTGGTAATGAATTTACCTGAGAATCCATTTGAGTTCACACCTAACACTACAACTGTTCGTGTGTCTCATCCAAACCATGGATTTGCTGCAGGTGCTCTAGTTGTTATCTCTGGTGTAGCTGATGGATTGTATGGTGCTAACAGTACTACCAATGGTGCAAGTGATGATCTATTAAATGGTTCACACACTGTACTAGCTACTGGTATTACTAAAGACTCATACCTAATCGCACTACAAACTACAGATTCTTCTGGAAACAGTTTACTAAGTGGAACTACTGCCAACTTTGTAAAAGGTAATTATGGTGGACAAAGTGTAAAAGCGACTAGACAATTATTCATGGATTATATGTTCTTGAAGTCAAACGATCTAAACTTCCAAGATACTTCTATCACTTGGTATGTGAATGCTGAGGACACAAGTGGTACTCGTACTGGAACATTACCGATCGTTGCAAACGAAGATTATGTGTTTGACTCTCGTAAAGTTATTAAATCTTTTGAAAATCAAAGAGTGGTGACAACGACTCCATTGTTGAAGTCACCATCTCTACAACTTCACGCAGTAATTAGTTCAGATAACGAAAACGTATCTCCAGTAATTGATATGCAAAAACTTTCTGTTTATGCAATTCAAAACCTAGTTGGTAATAAAACTGCTTCTGATCTAAACGTTCCTGCGATTGATACGCTAACACTTATTGAAGATAGTTCAGTTGTTGATACTGATACCTATGTAATTGGTAGTGGTACTATTACAGTTAACACTGCAAGCGACAATGTAACTGGTTCAGGTACACAATTTACAACTCAAGTTAAAGTTGGAGAAACTCTACGTATCGGTAACGATGCAGTGGGTGTTGTTCTAACAATTAACTCAGACACCGATCTAGATCTAACTACAGTATCGTTGATAACTTCTAGCAACTCAGCTTACAAGATTGTAGCACGTGGTTGGTTAGAGTTTGAAAACGTCAATGGTGCTGGTGTAATTAGAACATGGGTTGATGCTGCAGACAATATTTTACAAAACGCACAAATCGGATCTCAATTAACTATCAATGGTGTTTGGTCTTCTAAAATTGACGGAACATATTTGATAAATAATGTTACAGAGTCTTCTGATTCTTCACGTTTCGCAGGTAGTGCTGATGGTAACAAAGTAGAAATTACTTTAGCAAGTCCTTTCTATACTTTCCCATCTATTGCTTATCTAAATCTAGTAAATGACTGGATTGAATTACAATTAGGTGGTTCACAAACTTCTAGTACTTCTAGCACAAGCATTTCCTCAACGAATGATAATACTGCTTATATTACAGCAGGAGATCAGATTGTATCATCTACTGTTTACGAAGTTGTAAATCCAGATGGTGGTAGTGAAGAAAGATTAGAAAGAAAAGTAGTTGGTACTGTTCAGTCAGTTGCTGCAGGATCTATTACGTTGACTTCAAATGCAACGATTGCTATTACTGAGGCGATGTTCGTACGTAAACCAAATCTAAACTGGTCAGTGAATCAGCTTAAGAGTTTCGTAGATGACTTTGCTCCTACTGGCTCTTCAAACTTGGCTAACTATGTAACAAGACCATTAACGCTTTCTACTTCAGCTGACAGTGTTCGTATGTTGTTTGATGCTACGATTCCACAAAATACAGATATTATAGTTTACTATCGTGTATGGAATGGTGACCAAGATTTAAGCAAATTAAAATGGACTAATGCAGGATTTACATCTTTATCTAAATCTGCAGTAGACTTCTTTACTGAAAGAGAAGTAAATGTAAATGATATTACTGACTTTACAAATTTACAAGTTAAGTTTGTGATGAAGTCTAGCAATACGACTTACATTCCTAAGATTAAAAATTTAAGAGTGGTGGCTCATAGTTAATGGCTTTAGCTAAGATTAAAGACTACACTCATTTAAGAAAAGATTCTTCTAATGGTGGTGTAATTAATGTGGACAACGAGGCATATGTTGCGTATAAGCGACAGAAAGCATTGTTAGTAGACTCAGTAAAAGAAAAAGAGTCTATGAGAAGTGAAATAAATAGTATGAAGAAGGATTTAGAAGAGATTAAGAATCTTCTACATAAACTAGTTGGATAACTAAAATGGCAAAACAAACAACAATAACAGAAGTTACACAGGCAAACACTTTTGATCAGTGGAGGCAGAGAACTAACGAAGTTATTACTCATACCAATAATCAAGAAGATTACATTGGTGATATCGCTCAAATCGAATCAGGTAATAATAACTTAGTTGATGCAGTCAATGAAGCAAGAGGTTATTCTGTAGCAATTTCTATCGCACTGGGGTAAATAAATGGCAAACGTATTTAAGAACGCACTTGCTCGAGACATTGGAACTTCTGCAGTAACACTTTACAGTGCTCCTGCTACGAAGAATTCTATTTGTATCGAACTAGATGTATGTAATACGACTAACTCCGCAGTATCTTGTAGTGCTTTCATTACTAAAGGGGGAGCCGATTATTACATCGTAAAAAATGCTCCAGTCCCAGTAGGTGGAACTTTACAGATTATCTCTGGACAAAAGATCGTGTTAGCAGACAATGACACAATAAAAATAATTTCAACAGCGACCACATCTTTAGATGCAGTTGCTTCAATTTTAGAAGACGTATAAACATGGCTTATATTGGTTCATCAGTTATTGAAAAACTCAATACACAGATTCGTCCACGTGACGAGTTCAGCTGTAATGGTTATCAAAAAGACTATTTGTTAGCACAAGAAATTCCTGGAGGATTTGAGTCTAATCTATTAGTCGTTATCGACAACGTAATACAGGAACCTGTAACTGCGTATACTGTTGAACATGCCTATCGTTTAGTTATCTCTGGTATTCAAGAAAACAACGTTACAACTATTCCCCTTGCTAAAAGATCAAACACTGGTGTAACTGCACCATTTGAATTGTATGATCTTGCCACTGTTTTTGCCACAGCTGGAACTATTTTATTACAACAAGTAAATATTTCGACTAACATAGTTAATGCTGAAATGACTATCGATAAAATTGATAGTTCAAATTATACTGTTGTTGGTCTAGTTAATAGTGGATCGTTTACTGCAAATTCAACCACTGATTATCTAAGATTTAGAATTTCAGGTGGAGATTATATTTTTATAACTGCTTATGGTGGTGCTTCACAACAAGCATCAGATGTTCCTCCAATTGGAGTAGGTGCAGATTATTACGTTGCAGCATCTATTGGTGTTGAGGTTGAGATTCCTAAAATCTCTGATAGAATTGTACAAGGTGCAGTAACTGGTGTAGTTGCAAATGCGACTTCTAGTTATATTGACATCTTTAAAGAAACAGACGGACAGTTTCAAACTGGCGCAACAGAATACTTTGAACCAAAATCAGTAAACTATGCTAATACTGGAACAGTAACTTATGAAAATTTAAAAGGTGGTGATTTTAATATTGTAAGTATTGAACCACTTTCATATCAGTTACTTCATTTAAATGGTATTCCAGAATTAAACCAAAAAATTTATATCAGTCACTTAGGTGGAGCAACCTATCAAACTGCACCATCAGCTGGATCAGTAACTGACTTAGCACTGTCTGATAATTTAAAAACGTTTACTGTTGATAAATACTTATCGACAACAAACCAAACAGATTTCCTTTTAAGTAAAGAGCCAGTTTCAGTTCAAGCAATTATCGTTACAATTAACGGACAGGTGCAAACTGATACTGTTGACTATCAATTAATTGGTGGAACAACATTAAGACTTTCCGCACCACTTGTTGCTGGTATTAAAGTTAATGTTATTCACTTAGGGTTTAGTACTGTATCAAGAAACTCTTTCGTTGATGGATCTTTAACAACAGGATCTTTACAAGATAGAGCAGTAACTGGTGCTAAGATTGCTTTAAATACTATTAAAGCCAATAACATCGAGAACGCACAAGCGATTACTGATGCTCTTGGAGCAATGCCACTGTATACTGATACTTTTGGTACACAAATTATTCAATCACCAATTCAATTTGACTCTAGTTCTATTTTCTTAGCTGGTGGTCAACTTAAATTTCCAGGTGTACCAGTTCTTTCGACAGACGCAAATACACTAGACAGTTATTCTGAAGGAACATTTACACCAAACTTCCATATTGGTGCCTCTTCTGCTGGTATTACATGGACTACAAATGAGGGTAACTACGTTAAGATTGGTAGAATGGTTCACGTTTGTATGACGTTTAATGCTACTACCTTTGGTGGATTAACTGGAGATGTTGTTATTGACGACTTGCCTGCAATTACAAACAACACTGCAGTTCAATGCGTTGGCACAATTCAAATGGATACTGGAACGACTACATTTTATAGTAAAGGTATTCCAAACACTACAACTTGTCATATTGTTAAAGAAGATGGCTCTTTAATGCAGCATTCTGACTTAATCACTGGACAAGATATTAACGTTACGATTACATATATCTCTAAAACGTAACCTAAATAAAGAATAGAGGAAACAAATGGCACTAAGTAAAGTTAAATCAAAGGGGATCCAAGACAACATTGAGTTGCAAGGTAATAACACTACGCTTGCAGTTGGACCTCAGACTGATCGTCCATTGGTTCCTAAAAAAGGGGATATTCGTTTTAACGAAACGTTAAATCGACAAGAGATTTACGATGGATTAAAATGGGATCCAATCAATGCTCAATCGCTATCTATTGCATTAAATGTGGCATTAGGTGGTTAAAGATTACTAAATAAAGGTGTGATTATACTATGATTGTACAATCGGTTGACGAATGGCAATGGGAAGTCGTGGCGATATCTAGACACGAGCATTTCATTTTACAAAAGGCAACAGGTAAACAAGGCAAAGAAGGATGGATTGGTATACCAGCTGTCGAACTTTGCACCTTTACAGTTCTCAAAACAGGTCTATTATCTATCTGTGATTGGGACAGCAAAAAAGAATTAGGAGTTATGGGACCAAACGTGAGGTTTCATTACTCTTATCTGATGGACGGATACGAGGGACGTGTCGATTATTTTGGCAAACCTCTACCACCAAAAGAGGAAATACTTGCAACAGCGAGTAAAACTCACGTTAGACTTAAAACCGTAAGTGATGAGAGTGTATTTTATTGCATCTCCGATCCTTACGACAATATTATTTGGGATGGTGATTCTTATGTGGTCGATAAAGAAGATTACAAACATACTATCCAGCCAAGTAATACTTTGAAATTTGTTCCATTAGACGATGGAATAAAACTAAATAATAAAAGTACCGAAAGGTATAAGATTATAAACTTAGCGATCTTTGATAAACCAATCGAGATTACAGGAAAGCTAAATAGAATGTATGCTATTGTAGCACCTAATGGTGTATACAAGAAACCTGTATCTACGCAAGATGTTCCTAGATACGTTAACGATTAAGAACCAGAAATTTTGAACCGAGGATAAAAATGCCAAAGAAACTCATTCCATTTGGATACGAAATTAACCTTGCTAATAATACCATTGGGATTCCAGGGAATTATCCAGCAGAACGTATCTTACTGATTACGAACGTAACCAAAAATAAAATTTTATATAACTTCGCAGATCCAACTGCAGGTTATACTTCAGTCATTTATGACGTAGACGATGACTACACACAGGTAAATACTGTATTGTCATTGAACGATACTGCGAACATGTCTGCAACAGCTGACGATATTCTTCAAATTTTCGTAGAAGAAGACTTCGCACGAATCGGCTTTGAAGAAGCAATGATCGACCCAGTTAACAAGTTGCGTGTATCGAATCCAGAAAACTTGATCGATACCGACTTCGAATACGGTCTACAGTCATCTAAATGGGAAACACTACAAACAGTGTTAAACATTCCTACAATCTATTCAACTTCAGGTGACACTCCACTTGAAGATTTGGTTTCTATTATTACAACAGATGGTTCGAAACAAGTTAAAGTTACTGTTGGCGTCGACATGGATCTTAAACTCGGTGATCCTGTTGCTGTTCAAGGTACAACTAACATTTCTGCTGAAGGATACTTCCTAGTTTCTGGTATTGCTAGTACGAAGATCTTCTTCTATGAAATGGACAAAGAAGCAGTTACTTCAGAGGATATTTCTGGTTCATATTCTACTGTAATTCCTGCAAAATTCTTTGAAGGTTCTAATCTTAACCTCGATCTATCAACATCTGCTATTGTAACTGATGAAGCAAATCCTTCAAACATTACAATTACTACTTCTGAAACTCACGGATTAAACGTTGGTACAAAAGTTTACTTACGTAATACTATCGGACCAAAAATTCTTGAGATTGCTGATCCAACATTGACTGCTCCTGATGGACGTCCTTATGTTGACTCAGTTGCAGAATTAACAGTTACAAACACAGTTGATGCTACTACTCCAATCGGTGGTGGTGGATACCTAGAATTCCCTGTTGTTACATGGGACTGGGAACCAACTTATGTTAAGTATCTTTCTGCTGTTGACATTGACACAACACTAGATCAAATTACTTGGACTGCACACGGATTGTCTGCAAACGCAGCAATTCTTTTCCAAACTCAGGTTCGTGGTCAAACCAATGCTGGTTTAGTAGATGGTACAGTTTACTACGCTAATCCAATCGATGCTGACACAATCGAACTTTACACAGACTATCAAACTCTAGCATCTAGAGTAAACTTAACTGGTCTAGACATTACTCGTGGTCATCCACGTATTGGTCTAGTTTACAAAGTTGAGGGTAACTCTGGTAACGATCGTTACACTTCATTCTATATGCGTAATATTCGTTCAAACGTTACTGGTTCTTATGATATTGGAAACGTAAACAATACAAACTCTAACTCATTCACTTGGGATATTACCAACCATATGGGCACTGGACGTGTTCCAGTTGAATCAATTGTATACAACATCTACCACAGTGGTAACTTAGCTGGTGGTGGTAACTACGTTTCAACTACATTTACTGGAAGAAACTATCTTGGTTTAGGTTCAGGTAACGTTAGTTACAACGTTGGTGGTAAAGGTTCTAACACTGCAACAGAATCACCAAACTTAGACGTTACACGTTGTATCTACTTGTCTTCATCTAGATACTACATTAGTGTGACTTACCAAGCAACTGGTTCTGTTATTACTCGAGACAAATTCGGTAACCCAACAAACAGTTTCCGTATTATTTACTATATCAGATTCCGTGACGTTCCTACTACAATGAACGCTGACCATTCTGGTTCTGACTTATCGCAAGCTACATTCGGTTTAGGTCGTGATGCTGGAGCAAGAGTTTTTGCTTTCCAATCACGTACTCCTGGAACTGCATATCAAAACGCTGCAGATAACTATTCATATCTTGTTAACCAAAGAAACAATGGTCGTTACGGTACTGGTATTATTAGATACAACTATCAAGTAACTACTTCTAATGGTCTTGGTATTCTTACTACAAACTATAACGATCCAAACAGAGAAGAATACTCAAGCAACAGTACTCACATTTACTACGGTATGGCAAAAGACTTGTCATCTTTCCGTAACTTGATCTACGCTCAAGCACACGGACTAGAAGATGGCGATTCTGCTCTTGTTACAGTAACAAACTATTCAACTACAAACAGATTTGCGTTTGTTGATGGTAATGGTAACTCAGTTGCTATTGCTCAAACAACATTCAATGCTACTGTTTCTGTAGTTTCTGATAACTACTTCAGATTACAGATTAATCAGACACCAAACACTGATGATATTTCTGAATTCCCTGAAGAGTTCTCAATCGAAACACAAAAAGTTAACCCACTTTACAACTCTATCTACATCCAAAACCATAAGATCGTAGGTACTGCTACTGCACGTTATACTACTGCTGGTACTGTAATTGGTGGATTAACAAACAACACAATCTACTCACTACAATATCTAAACGACTCTCGTTTGATTGTTAAAGATGCATCTGTTGCTGACAACAGTAACTCTGCAACTACAACTGCATTTGGTTCAAGTTCTAACGCACAGAACCAAGCGTTTACTATTGATGTTGAAACACCTATCGGATTCTTACCAGCTAACGTAACAATTACTGGTGTTCAGTTCCGTGGTGACTTCTCTGCTCGAAACGAGTTCGTAACTCTTAACTTTGCAGACGCAACATCATACAGTATTGGTAGATCTGGTGGTCAGGATACTAGCGTATGGCTAGACGATCCAACTTGGGTTGCTAAAAACGTTTCTGCGTTGTTAGTAAACAGTGGTTCACCTGCTAAAAAATCTATTCAAGTTACTGCGTCTCCAACTTCTGCGATTAACTTTACAGTTTCTGGTATGTCACGTTGGTGGGAAATTCGTTTCCAAATCAGTGCTGTCTCTGGTGATATTCTATTATCTTCAGCTGGTAGTGGATTACAAACGTTTACTGTTAACTCTCTTGAAGGAGCATACGATGGTGTTTATAACATCACTTCGATTCCTACAACAAACCAATTCGTAGTTTCTGCAGACTTTGAGATTCCAAAACGACAATACGAATTTGATGCGTTTAACGATGTGTCACAGGGTACTGACGCTATTACGTTGGGAGTTTCCTCTCCTTATACACCACACAACTTGTATCAAGGTGAGCAATTAACTTACAATCAAAACAGTCAGGCGACTGATATTATCAATAACGTCAACGTTACTGCATTGTATGCGATTCCAATTAACCAATACGAAACTCTAATTGCAGAATCTTATGCTTCTGCTCTAGCTGGACAACGTATTCAGTTAACTCCTGCTTCAGCTACTGAAACACAATATCTAGAAACTACTTCTCTTGTTAAGTCTACAATTCAAGAGGGTTCAGTTGCTGGTGCAATCAATGGAAACAGATTAACTGGTTCTGGTACTAAGTTCTTATCAGACTACAAACGTGGTGATACAATTTGGATCGTGGTTGATGGTCGTTTACAAGGATTTACTGTAGACGTTATTACTACTGATGAACAGTTGTACATTACTGGTACTTTCCCAGCTGCATTTGCAAATGCGGAATACTTCTTGTTAACTCAGTCTAACTTACGTCCTGATGGATACTCTCTACACAAATCATTCGATGGTGGTGTGGATATTACTGCTGGTACTTCACCAAACAGTAAGATTGTTCGTCAATCTCGTAAGTACTTCCGTTATCAGTCTGGTAAAGGTATTCAAAACTCATACGCAATTAACTTCTCACCTGCGAAAACAGTTGCTTCATTGACTTTCTCTGATGCTACTGGTGCTAACGTAGTGACAGTTAGATGTCAAGAGCCACATAACTTAAAACTGAACGATCAGATTATTATGTCTGAAGCTGTAGTTACTACTGGTAACAACGTATACAACGGAACATTCTCTGTTGCATCAGTTAGTGACTTGTTTACTTACACTTACCTCGTTGGTTCTGTTCCTACTCAGCAAAAAGCTGCAGGATTCCCAGAGTACTCTCGTGACTCTTGGCGTGACTCTGCAATTCGTGCAGGTATGTTCGATGATCAAAACGGATTCTTCTTTGAATACGATGGTCAAGATCTATACGCAGTAAGACGTTCTTCAACACTACAGTTATCTGGTACAGTTAATGCGTCATTCGGTTCACAGGTTATCACTGGTAACAATACTTCGTTTACTACTCAGCTAAACGCTGGTAATAACATTGTTATTCGTGGACAGTCTTATCGAATCGTTGAAATTTCTTCAGATAACCGATTAGTTGTTCAACCAGCTTACAAAGGTGTAACTGCAAGAAACATTAAGATTACAAAAACTGTTGATGTGAAAACACCAAGTACTGAATTCTCAGTCGACCCAATGGATGGAACTGGTCCAACTGGATACGTGTTTAACGTACACAAAATTCAGATGGCATACCACGACTACTCATGGTATGGTGCTGGTAAGATTCGTTACGGATTCAAGGATAGAAAAGGACACGTCCATTACTTCCACGAATATATTCACAACAACAAATTGAACGAATCATACTTCCGTTCTGGTAACTTACCTGGAAGATACGAGATTGAAAATGGTAATAACCCATCTTCTGCTCCTACTCTATTCCACTTTGGTACTTCTATCATTATGGATGGTACGTTCGATGACGACGAATCATACTTGTTTACTGCTAACTCTAAACCAATGGTGTTTGCACAGGGTGCTGCTCAGTCCTTTACGACTGCTGGTGCTTCTACTTTCGAAGAAATTACATTAAACGCTAATCGTGTTTACGTGTATGCTCTTCCAGTAAGTGCTGCAAATGCTGCATTAGTCAAAGTGGGTCAGTTAATTTCTGACGCTAGCGACATTCTTCCTGAGAAATCTTATGTTACTCAGGTTATTGTTTCTGGTGCAAACTCTAAAGTCTATGCTTCATACCCTGCAACTAAAGTGGTTCCAGTTGGATACTCTCAAATTGCTAGTGGTGCTACTTTGAACATCGGTGAAACAGCGTTCGGTAATGGTTCAGTTGACTTAACTCGACCAATTCCATTAATCTCTATTCGTCTTGCTCCATCTGTTGACTCTGGTCTAACAGGTGCTGTCGGTGAACGTGAGATTATTAACCGAATGCAATTAAAACTAAAATCTGCTGGTGTTACAACCAACAAGGACGTGGAGATCTTCTTCATCCTTAACGGATTACCAAGTAAATTGACTTATGATAAGGTTGCTGCTCCATCACTATCAGAATTGATTTCGCACGACACAGGTGACATTATCCAACGTGGTACTGTTATCTTCTCGACTAAATCATCTGCTGGTTCGATTGAGATCGATCTTGATAAGTTGATCGACATGGGTAACTCTATTATGGGTGGTGACTCGGTGTTCCCTGCTGGTCCAGACTTATTGACTGTTGCGGTACAGCCACAAGATACTTCTGGAATTAGTAGTGCTTCGCCAATGCAGGTATCAGGAAAAATTTCTTGGTCTGAATCTCAAGCGTAAGGGGGAGAAATCGTGCCTTATCTTGGAAGAGAACCAACATACGGAAGTTTCGAGAAACAGGTGTTCGCTACTAATAATAGCGACACCTCGTTCCTCCTAGACTATCCTGTTGGTAGTGCATCAAGTGTACTGATTACAAAAGATGGTTTAGTTTTAACACCTGAAGTTGATTATACAATTTCTGGTGGTGGATCGACAATCAATATTTCTGGTGCTGCTCTTGCATCTTCTGTTAAATTAGTTGCTGTCTTTTTATCAAAACAGCAATCAGTAAACACAGTAGCTGACAGTTCGATCACTGCTTCAAAATTATCGACTGGTCCAAGAAAGTCTGTTGTTAATTCGTACGAGATTATTTCTGCTAGCCAAACTCTAATTGCTGGTAATCACTATTTCGCTGATGGCTTAGGTGCAACTATTAATCTAGTTTTACCTGTTGCGTCATTAGGCGACACTGTGCGTATTGCAAAAGTAGGTGCTACTGGAACAGTTAATATTGTTCCAAATACAGGACAAAAGATTGAGGGTGCGACTGTAGTAAGTCAAACTCTAACAAGTTACGAAACTAATACCTATGTGTATACAAATACAACATATGGATGGGTTAGAAATTAAATTCTAACTAAATAAGAAGAGAAACGGAATGGCAATAATAGTAGATTTCTTTATCGATCAAGGATCTGATTATGAGAACATCATAACTATTAATGATAGTTCTGGATCACCACGTAATCTGACTGGATATACTGTGGCGAGTCAAATAAGAAAAGGACATGGATCAACTACAAGTTATCCATTTACTGCTGCTTTGTTTGGAAATGATCCAGCGACTGGAAGAATTATATTAACTCTGACTAATACTCAGACTTCGGCAATTCCTGCTGGTAGGTATGTTTATGATATTGAATTAACATCTCCTGCAGGTAAAAAGTCTAGAGTCATAGAAGGAATAGTAACTTTAAGTCCAGAAACAACGAGGTAATAAATGTCAACAGTAACAACCAACTTAAATACGCAAGAAGGAAGTACGCTAGAGACACAGGTTACTGCTGCTGATACTACAAGTTCAGGTAGTAGTACAAGTTCCTCGACGTCATCTGGTCAAATAACATCAGGGCAGACTTCTGGTCTCCCACTCTCTGAAAACTCGGAAGTAGACGTAGTAGCAGAGGGATTAGTGAATGGTTCAGTATTGGTGTACCGATCCACAACGTCAAAATGGACGTCTACCATAAACCTCAATGCTCAAAACATGGACGCTGGGGAATTCTAAAAATTAGGAGATATAACAAATGGCATCGTTAATTAGAATTAAAAGATCTTCCGTAGCAGGTAATCCAACTACCCTTGCTGCTGGAGAACTTGCATATTCAGCGTTACCTGACAATGGCTCAAATGGTGGCGAAAGACTGTATATTGGTATTGGTACTGAGACAAATGGTAATGCTGCGAATCACTACGTGGTTGGTGGTAAATATTTCACAGACAGTATTGATGCAGCAACATCTGCAAATACTGCTAACACAATTATTAAACGTGATGCGAATGGCGACTTTGCTGCTGGCACAATCACTGCAACAAGATTTTCTGGTGCAATCGATGGCGCAGGCATTGACGTTAACTCGGTTACATTAGGCACACAAACAACTGGTAATTACCTAGCAACTTTAGCAGATGCTGGTAACTCAAACTTAGTCGTTGTTGGCTCAGGATCTGAAACTGCTGCTGTAACATTAGATCTTTCTGATACTGGTGTAACTGGTGGACAGTACGGATCTGCAACAGCAATTCCTCAGATTACAGTTGACGCAAAAGGACGTGTCACTGCTGCTGGAACAATAAACGTAGCGACTTCATTATCTGTTAATGCCGAGTCAGGCACAGGTGATGGTGTTGATCTATTAACTGATTCACTTACAATCAATGGTGACGCAAGTCATCTTTCTACTTCGATTACAGGCGACACAGTAACTATCTCCTCAGATGCCACTGAATTAAATACTGCTAGCACAATCGTTGCGAGAGATGCAAGTGGAAACTTTTCTGCTGGAACAATTACTGCTAACTTAACTGGTAACGTGACTGGTGATGTAACTGGTGACATTACTGGTGATGTAACATCTTCAAACGTAATTATCTCTGGTGGATCAATCGACACAACAATGATTGGTGCTGTTGATCCTGCATATGGTGCATTCACTACTTTACAAGCTACTACTCCATCTTTCACTGGTAATCTAGACATGAACAGCAACAACATCGTGAATGTTGCTGAACCAACACAATCACACCATGCTGCGACTAAATCATATGTTGATGCTGTTAAGACTGGTTTAGATGTTAAAGATTCAGTTAAAGTTGCGACTACTGAAAACATTGCTCTTGATGGAACTCAAGCAAGCGTCGATGGTGTTGCATTGACTGATGGCGATCGTGTTCTTGTTAAGAATCAAACTGATCAAACAGAAAATGGTATCTACGTAGTTTCAACTTCTGGAAACTGGTCTCGTTCAACTGATGCTGACAACAATCCTGGAAACGAAGTTTCTGGTGGTATGTTTACTTTCGTTGAATCAGGAACTGTAAATGCTGACTCAGGTTGGGTATTATCTAACGTAACTGGTAATGCTGTTCTTGGTACTGACAGTTTACAATTCTCTCAGTTCTCTGGTGCTGGTCAAATTATTGCTGGTATTGCTTTAAGCAAAACTGGTAATACTATTGATGTTAACGTTTCTACTAATGGTGGTCTTAATGTAAATGGTTCAGATCAATTAGAATTAGATTCAAATGTATCTGGTGCTGGTTTAACATTAACAAATGGTGTTCTTGACGTAGTTGGTACTGCAAATAGAATTACTGTTAATGCAAATGATATTGATATTGCTTCAACTTACGTTGGTCAAACATCAATTACAACTTTAGGTACTATCGATACTGGTACATGGGAAGGAACAACTATTGCTGCTGGTTATGGTGGTACTGGTTTATCTTCTTACACAGTAGGTGACTTAGTATACGCAAGTGGCGCAACTACTCTAGCTAAATTAGCAATGGGTAATGCTGGCACTGTGTTACAAGTTAATAGTGCTGGTAGTGCATTGACTTACGGAGATCTTGATGGTGGTACTTATTAATAAATAGTAAGTAAGGAAACCATCAATGGCAAACGTAATTAAAATCAAAGGCTCTGGAGTTGCTAGTTCAACTCCATCCTCTCTTGAATATAGAGAGTTAGCATTAAACTATGCTGACAAAAAACTTTATTTCAAGGACAGCACTGGTGCTATCGATTTCTTCGATGCATCTGCTGGTGGCGTAACTGATAACGTACTTAACGATACAGTTATACACGGAGTCTTTCCAACTGGAGACTATGGCGACTTTGGTGTTGGGACACTTGATGCGTTTGGAATAAGAACAAACTTTAAAACCTATGAATGCATGGGTGGAATTGGGTATCTACGTCAGATAGATCTTGGTTCATTATAGTTAGGGAAATTTAGATGCCAACACAAATACAACTTAGACGTGGAACTGCGACACAAAACAATGGCTTTACAGGTGCTGTTGGTGAAGTCACAGTAAACACTACGAATTATGCTCTACGTGTGCATGACGGATCCACACAAGGTGGCGTCGAACTTGCACTTAACGATTTAACAAACGTAAACACTTCTGCTGCTCTTAGCTTAGCAAGTATTACAACTACTGGTAATGTTGATGTTGGTGGCAATTTAACCGTAACTGGTACTACAACTTTTAATGGTGGAACACTAACACTCGGTGATGCTGATACAGACAATGTTGTCTTCGGTGCCGACGTTCAATCAAGTATTATTCCTGATGCTGACGATTCTTATGCATTAGGTACTTCTGCAAAGAAATGGTCTGATTTACATGTCGTTGATATTACTGCGACAGGAAATCAAACTATTGGTGGCACATTAGGTGTCAGCAATTTAGCAACACTTCATTCTTTATCTGTAACTAACAATGCCACTGTAAGTGGTAATGTTGAAGCAACTGGAAACTACCTATCTGCTGCAGGTAATCTAACTTTAACTTCTGGTAATGCATCAATCGGTGGCACTTTAGGTGTTACTGGCGTATCTACGCTTGATAGTTTATCCGTAACAAATAACGCAACAGTTGGTGGAAGTTTAACCATCACTGGCGATTTACAAGTTGACGGAACAACAACTACTATTAACTCTACTACTTTAGACGTTGATGATATTAACATCACAGTTGCTAAAGGTGCTGCAAATGCTGCTGCTGCAAATGGTGCAGGTTTAACAGTAGATGGTGCTGACGCAACATTCACTTATACTTCTGCAGACGATCGTTGGAATATTAATAAAGGTATGAACATCACAGGTGCTTTGGTACCTACAACTGATGTTACATACGACTTAGGTACTTCTTCACTACGTTGGAAAGATCTATACCTATCAGGAAACACTATTGATTTAGGTGGAACAAAACTTTCACTAGATGCAAACTCTAACATCTCAGTTACAGATGGTAGTGGTAATCTTAAAAAATTAAACGTAGAAGAATTAGAATTCGGTACAGGTGCGAACAAAAGACGTTTACGTATTCGTTCAGGCAAACTTCGTTTCGACGATGGTGACGACACTGACGAATCTGCGATTAAAGCAGACTTAATTAAAAACACTGCTGACGACTTAGCTGAAGGAACTACAAATCTTTACTACTCTGATGCAAAAGTTCAAACAAAATTAGCAAGTATTTCTGGTAACATCGTTCCAGATACAAATAATACTTATGATCTAGGTAGCGATACCAATCAATTTAGACACTTATACCTTTCTGGTTCCTCAATGTTTATGGGTACTACAAGGGTTTCAATGCACGCTAATGGCTACTTAGTATTCAATGCTGATCATGCGAATAATTATCCATCATCAGCAGATTCTTCAGTAGCTACATCAACTAACGGAATTGGGGCTACTTCAGGATTCGCTGTAGCAATGGCTATTGGTCTTGGGGGTATGTAATGGCAGTTACAACTCGCCAAGGACTTAAAGATTATGCCTTACGTGCACTTGGTGCACCTGTTATAGAAATTAACGTTGCTGAAGAGCAATTAGAAGACAGAATCGATGAGGCTCTAGACTATTTCAACATCAATCACTGGGATGGTTCTGAAAGAGCATTCCTTCAACATAAAGTTGTTGGTTCAACACTAACATTCTCCTCTGGGTCAGGTACATCGTTTATAGATGGCGAAACGATTACAGGTAATACGTCAGGAGTATTCGGAGTAGTTCAAAAAAATACAAGAACTGCTACTACTCTACAGTACGATTACTCTAGAAAAATTACAAACAATTTAAAAGAAAAAGCACCTTTCGTAGTTGGCGAAACTGTCGTTGGTGCTTCATCTGCTGCAACTGCGATTATTGGAAGTATTACTTTAGGTGATATTGAGAATCGTTACATTCCAATTCCAGATAGCACTTATGGTGTTAATAAAGTATTTTCTTTATACTCTGGTTCTTCTACTATGAAGAACATTTTTGATTTACAGTATCAATTAAGATTAAATGATCTTTATGATTTAACTGCCACTTCAGTTGTTTATTATACGACTGTAATGAATCATCTACAAATGTTAGATACTCTATTAAATGGTGCAGTATTGTATCGTTTCAATCGTCTATCAAATCGTTTATACATTGATATGGATTGGGGATTTGAAGCACAAGTAGGAGATTACATTTTAGTTGATACATATAAAGCAATGGATCCAGCTACATTCAATAGAGTGTATAATGAACCATGGCTAAAGAAATATGTAACAGCATTATTCAAAATGCAATGGGGAGCAAACCTTAAAAAGTTTAGTGGTTTATCTCTTCCAGGTGGTGTATCTATCGATGGCGATGGTATATACAACGAAGCAATGAATGAGAAAAATGCTTTAGAAGATGAATTAACAGGTAAGGCAGCACCATTAGAATTTTTTGTGGGGTAAACGATGTCAGGACGTAATACTTACATCGGACAGGGAAACACCTCCGAACAGAATTTATTGGAAGACTTAATCATTGAAAGTCTTTCAATTTATGGACAAACTTTATATTACCTACCAAGACAGTATGTAAATAAAGATATTATTCTTGGCGAGGATACGCTAAGCAAATTTATTAATGCTTATCCTATCGAAATGTATTTTGAGAACGTTTCTCAATTCGATGGACAAGGTCCATTTTTACAAAAGTTTGGATTGTTTATGGAACAATCCGCAAACCTCACTGTAAGTCGTCGTAGATGGCAACAGTTAGTTGGACAATACGGAAATACATTTGTTCCTAATCGTCCAAACGAGGGAGATTTACTTTACTTTCCATTGACTAAAGGTTTGTTTGAAATTAAGTTTGTTCAACATCAAGATCCTTTTTATCAATTAGGAAAGTTATACGTTTATAAATTACAAGTTGAATTGTTCCAGTATGCTAGTGAGAAGATCGATACAGGTATTGCTGAGATTGATGCGTTTGAAACATTGAAAACGTTTACGACAGATCCTACTAGAACAAATGCTATGTTTGTTGATAGTATTACTGTTACCAATGTAGGTAAAGGTTATACTACTACACCAACATTAACATTTACTGGTGGTGATTTTAAAACTGCAGCAACTGGTACTTTAACAATAGATACGTTGATTAATTCAGGTAAGATTAATGGAGTTAATTTGACAGCGACAGGTTCAGGATATAAATCTGCACCAACGCTAACCATTTCGGCTCCGACAGGCACACAGGCTACAGCAACAGCGAATCTTGTTGGCGATACAATTGGAACTATTTCGATTGTTAATGCTGGAAGATTCTATAAAACTGGTACGACAGTAACGATTGGTGGAACTGGTTCAGGTGCAACAGCAACTGCGACTATTTCTTCAACTGGTATTATTGAAGCGATTGTTGTAACAAATCCTGGAAGTGGATATACAAGTGCAACAGTTACTATCTCTGCTCCGAACGATTTGATACAAGCTACAGCGACTGCGGAGATTGACCTAAATATAGATGCACAGGGTGGTTATGCTGACAATACTGCTCTTAAAGTTGAGCGTACTCACGATGGTAAACGTGTGGCATGGTCTGAAGATAATCCGTTTGGAGACTTTTAATGTTAAACCATGCACCATTTTATCACGAAACTATAAGAAACGTTATTGTTGGTTTCGGCAAGATGTTTTCGGACATCAAGATACAAAGAATTAAAGATTCTACTGGACAAGTAGAGCAAGAGATTGCAGTACCAATTGCATATGCTCCAAAAGAAAAGTGGATTCAACGTGTAGAACAAGATCCTAATTTAGATGACGGAATCACCTACACTACTTTACCTCGTCTTTCTTTTGAAATGACTGGTATGAGTTACGATCCATTACGTCGTTTAAATAGATTAGCATCTATTCAAAAAAGCACGACTACTGGTAGAGATAAAATTTGGGCACCAGTGCCATATAACATTGATATTGCGTTATATGCATTGACTAAGACTACGGAAGATGGTTTACAAATTGTTGAGCAAATCGTTCCGTATTTTACACCAGAGTTTACAATGTCTGTTCAAGGAATGAGAAGTCCTTTAGATATTGTAACTGATGTGCCAGTGATTTTAAACAGTGTCTCATTTGTAGATGACTACGATGGAACATTTGAAATAAGAAGATTTGTTACTTGGACACTAAACTTTACTTTGAAAATTAATCTATTTGCAGGTGCAGACGATAGTGGAAAAGTTATAACAAAAACATTAGTAGACTTAGGTAATCCAGACGAACAACATGAATCAAGAGGAAACCTAAATAACTTTGAGATAACCGATAATGGATGGACTGCAACCTTTAAAGCAGATTCATAGGAGATAATAAATGGCAAAACAGGTACTTAATATTGGACTTACGCCCAACGATGGCACAGGGGATACTCTGCGTATTGGTGGCGATAAGATACAGGATAACTTTGATGATCTTTACCTTGCTTTAGGTGCAGGAACTTCAGCAACTGGTTCTGTTAAAATCGCTATTCCAGACACAGGTAATACTACTGGACAAGTTCTAAAATATGACGGAACAAATTATGTTCCATCATCAGACATTAACACAAACACAACTTACGCTGTCAGTGCAGAAACTGATGCAGGTGGAGTAAACATTCGTCTTTCAGGTAGCGATGCTACTACGGATGATGTATTACTGGTTCCTGGAACTGGTTTAACTATTGTACGTACAACCGATAGCGAAATTACTTTTACAAACACAGTTTCAAATACAACTTACAACGTTTCAGTTGAATCAATTGTAGCTGGTACAAAGACTTTACGTCTAACAGGTTCTAATGCTACTATTGATGATATTACTGTTACACAAGGTACTGGTATTACATTAAGTTCAGCATCAACGTCAGAAATGACAATTACTGCTGCAATGCATAAAGTAAACGATCAAACTGGTGAAGTATGGACTTATCCTTACTATCAATTTGGTGGTGCTGGTCCAACTGACTATACAGTTTATGGAGATGGTTTCCCAACAGCTGGTGTTGCCGATCCAGACATCTACGTATATCGTGGACATACTTACAGATTTAAAAATTTAATTCCATCTGAAGTCGTAGAGATTTTAGATTCATCCAATGCGCAACCTGCTGCTGATTATATTTCTTCAACTGGTGCAGTGCGTAACGAAGCAGACCAAGACGAATATATTTTATTTAAAATACCACAAAACGCTACTCCAGGAAATGCATTTAAATATAGATCTAAATCAAATCCAGGATCAATGTTAGGTAACATTGTTGTAGTCTAAACTAGGATGAATAAGTGGCTCAATTTTATAATGCAAACTATAACTTAAAAGCATCTGGTGTCCCTGTTCAATATACACCTGAGCAGGTTAAAGAATACATTAAATGTAAAGGCAATCCAATTTACTTTATTGAGAACTACTGTCAAATTGTATCTCTTGATAAAGGTTTAGTTCCCTTTAAGTTATATGATTGTCAAAGAGAAAAAGTAAAATTAATTACTGAGAGTCGTAAAGTGATTCTCATGGAAGGTAGACAGCAGGGTAAAACGATTACCTCTGCTGCATGCATATTACATTATACAATTTTTAATGATAACGTGACTGTGGCTGTTCTTGCCAACAAAGCAACTGCAGCAAGAGAAGTTTTAAGTCGTTATCAATTAATGTATGAGCATCTACCTCAATGGTTACAACAAGGTGTTACAACTTGGAATAAGGGTGACATTGAATTAGAAAATGGTAGTAAGGTATTTACTGCTGCTACTTCTAGTTCTGCTATTCGTGGTAAGTCAGTTAACTGGCTATATGTGGATGAGGCTGCAATTATTCCGAATACGATTGCTGATGAGTTTTTTACTTCAGTATATCCTACAATTTCTGCTGGTGAAACTACCAAGATTTTGTTAAGTTCTACGCCTATGGGGTATAATCACTTCTGGAAGTTTTGGAGTGATGCGGAACAAGGATTAAACGGATTTAAGACACTATTCATTCCTTACAATAAGATTCCTGGAAGAGATGAAAAGTGGGCTGAGCAACAGAGATCTCTGTTAGGTGAATTAAAGTTTAACCAAGAAGTATTATGTCAGTTTCTTGGTTCTAGTTTAACTTTAATCAATGGTAATGCTTTAGGGCAAATGGCTCCAAAAGCATTTATCAAACAAATGGATGGTCTAGACATTCTTGCTGAGCCAAAAGAACGTAACATATATTACATTGTTGCAGACGTCAGCAAAGGTTTAAATGGTGACTATTCTGCGTTTACGGTAATTGATACTACGAAAGTACCTTTTGAAGTCGTAGCGAAGTACCGAAGTAATAAAGTAAGTCCAATGCTCTTTCCTAGCATTATTGCAAAGGTAGCAAAGGAATATAATATGGCATTTGTGTTGATTGAGGTGAACATTAGCGACCAAGTAGCATATATCCTATATAATGAGATAGAATACGAAAATATGATTTTTGTTTCTAAAACTTCAAAAGGACAGAGAATCTCTAGTGGTTTTGGAAGCAGTAATTCGCAATTGGGAGTAATAACCGACAAAAGAGTTAAGAGGATAGGTTGTTCTCAGTTGAAACAATTGATAGAAGAGAAGAAACTTCTAGTTCAAGATGTTGATATTATAAGTGAATTATCAACATTTATAGAAAAACGAGGATCGTTTGCAGCCGACGAGGGCTATCATGACGATCTTGCAATGACATTAGTATTGTTCGGATGGTTGACTTCGGATCCCTACTTTAAGGATTACAACGACGTTAATCTACGACAGGAGATGTATGAGAGCCAAATGAAGCAGATCGAAGACGAACTGACTCCCTTTGGGTTTTATGACGATGGAACGAGCGAGCATGATGACAAGAAATTGCTCAACTTCTAATCCTGAAAACTTGATTTTCATAAATATAACGTATGAATGTGCTCCTCAGCATCATCATAACATGTCCATGTAATAAGGAGAATTAAAATGGCATTCCAACTTAGTCCTGGAGTAGTTGTAAAAGAGAAAGATTTCTCTACAATCGTACCTGCTGTTGCAACATCAGCTGGTGCTTTCGTAGGTAAGTTCGGATGGGGTCCAATTGACGACGTAGTACAGATCGTTTCAGAAAACAATCTAGTAGAACGTTTCGGATCACCTGACGATAATAACTTTGAATCTTTCTTCACTGCAGCAAACTTCCTATCTTATGCAAATAACTTATTAGTAGTACGTGCAGATTCCACAGATGCAAAAAACGCTGTTGTTTCTGGTACTGCAGTTAAAATCAAAAATGCTGACGATTATGTAGCAACCTATTCAAATGGTGCTGCTAGCGTCGGTGAGTTCGCAGCAAAATGGGCTGGTACTCGTGGTAATTCATTAAAAGTTTCAATGTCGGATGCTTCAACGCATGCGACTTGGGTTTACAAAGATGAATTCGAACGTGCTCCTAGCACTTCTGCTTGGGCGACTCAAAATAATGCTACAAACGATGAAGTGCACGTAATCGTCATTGACGAAGATGGCGCATTTACTGGCGTTGCTGGCACTATTCTAGAAAAATTCGCACACGTTTCTAAAGCATCAGGTGCAAAGAAATTTGACGGATCAAATAATTACTACAAAGACGTAATCAACAGTCAATCAAGATATGTTTGGTGGATGGATCATCCTACTGGAGCAGGTAATAGTTCTGCTTTAGCATGGGGTGCTGCTGTTTCTGCTGGAGCATACGATGATATGGCTGCTGTAGTTACTGCATCTATGACTGGTGGTGTTGATGGTTATTCAGCAATCACTGCTGGTGACATCCAAGATGGCTTAGCACTATTTGCTAATGATGAGTTATATGACATCTCATTAGTAATGATGGGTAAAGCAAGTGCAGTTAACTCAACTTACGCAATTAACAATATCGCTGAAGTCCGTAAAGACTGTATGGTATTCGCTTCACCAGAAACTTCTACAGGTGATGTAATCACTACTGCTAGTTCTACTGCTGTAGCTGATATAATTACTTACCGTAATGCATTACCATCTACTTCTTACGCAGTTTGTGATACTGGTTCTAAGTATCAATACGACAGATACAATGACAAATACAGATATGTTCCATTAAATGGTGACGTAGCTGGTCTATGTGCTCGTACTGATTACGCTCAAGATCCATGGTATTCACCTGCTGGTGCTTCACGTGGTCAAATCAAAAATGTAGTTAAACTAGCTTTCAGTCCAAATAAAACTGAACGTGATACATTGTATCAAGCTGGTGTAAACCCTGTGGTAACATTCCCAGGACAAGGCACTCAGTTGTTTGGTGATAAAACTCTATTGAATGCTCCTAGTGCATTTGATCGTATTAACGTTAGACGTTTATTCATCGTTCTAGAAAAAGCAATTGCTATTGCTGCAAAAGCACAGTTGTTTGAATTCAATGATGCATTTACTCGTCAACAGTTTAAAAACGCAGTTGAACCTTTCTTAAGAGATGTTCAAGGACGTCGTGGTGTAACTGACTTCCGTGTAGTTTGTGACGAAACAAACAACACATCAGAAGTTATCGATCGCAACGAGTTTGCTGCTGATATCTTTATTAAACCAAATCGTTCAATCAACTTCATCAACCTTACATTCGTTGCTGCTCGTAGTGGTGTAAACTTCGATGAAATTGGTGGATAAATAGAAGGATAGGAGAAAAATAAAATGGCAAATATTGCAGATTTTAAAGCACACTTGATTGGTGGGGGCGCAAGACCCAATCAGTTCCGTGTTGAGTTATCCTTTCCAGGTTACGTCACAGCTGGTATCGTGGCAGCAGCACAAGGGCAATTTTTATGTAAATCAGCACAGTTACCTGCATCTACTATTGAGAACTTAGCAGTTCAATATCGTGGTCGTGCAGTAAACTTTGCAGGTGAGCGTACTTTTGCTACTTGGACAGTTGCTATCTACAATGACACTAGCTTTAACATTCGTAACGCAATGGAAAGATGGTCAAATGGTATTCAAAATTACACAACTACAAATGGTCGTGTAAATCCAAATGATTACCAAGTAGACATGAATGTAAGACAATTGGATCGTAATGGTGCAATTGTGAAGTCTTACAAGTTTGTTGACGCATATCCGATCTCTATTGGACCAGTCCAATTAGATTACGATACTACTAACGCACTTGAGACTTTTGACGTAGAGTTCCAGTTCAACTACTTTGAGAGTGATACTGCTACATCTACTGGTGTTGGCGTGAACGTTTCGATCGATACTCCGATCGGATCTTTCCCAATCAACATCTAATAATTAAATAATAATTGAGGAGTTGTAATGGAGTTATTTGGTTTTGAGATCAAGAAAAAACTACAAAAGGATATTCCTTCAGTAGTTCAACCGAGTCAAGATGATGGTTCAACAGTACTTACTGATGTATCAGCTTACTACGGTGTCACACTTGATCTAGACGCTTCAATACGTGGCGAGAACGATCTTATTAAAAGATATCGTGAAGTCGCTCAATATCCAGATTGCGATAATGCAATTGAAGATATCGTAAATGAAGCTGTAGTTGCAGAAGATGATGCACCATCAGTAGACATTGTTCTAGATGATGTTGAATTATCAGAAGGCATTAAAAACAAAATACGTGACGAATTTTATGAGGTCTACAAGTTATTAGATTTCGATGCCAGAGGGCATGACTTATTTCGTACTTGGTATGTAGATGGTCGTTTATACTTCCATCTACTACTAGACGAGAAACGTCTGAAAGCAGGTATCGCTGAAACTCGTTACATTGATCCACGTAAGATACGTAAGATCAAAAACGTTAAAAAAGAAAAGAATGCGCAAGGTGTTGAAGTTGTAAAAGAAGTAGAAGAATACTACATTTACAATGACAAGGGTATTACTGATGCGACTTCACAAGGTGTGAAGTTAAGTTTAGATTCAGTAGTATTCTGCCCATCTGGGAACATTGATCAGTCGTCTAATATGACACTGTCTTATTTGCACAAAGCAATTAAGCCAGTCAATCAGTTAAAGATGATTGAAGATGCGGTAGTTATCTATCGTATTTCTCGTGCTCCAGAGCGTAGAATTTTTTACATTGATGTAGGTAATATGCCGAAGATTAAGGCTGAACAATACGTCAATGATATTATGAATAAGTTTCGTAATAAAGTAGTTTACGACGCAACGACTGGTGAAGTCCGAGATGATCGTAAACATCTTTCAATGATGGAAGATTTTTGGATGCCTCGTAGAGAGGGTGGTAAGGGTACAGAGATTACTACTTTACAAGGTGGACAGAACTTAGGTGAGATTGCTGATATTCAGTATTTCCAACGTAAGTTATATCAATCATTGAATGTTCCTATGACTAGACTTGTTTCTGAAACAGGTTTTACTTTAGGAAGAGCAAGCGAAATTACGAGAGACGAAGTTAAGTTTTCTAAGTTTATTGATCGTTTAAGACGTAAATTTAGTCAGTTGTTTTTAGATATCCTTAGAGTGCAATGTATTGTTAAGGGTGTTATGTCAGCTGAAGACTGGGATGAATATTCTAGTGATATTCGATTCGACTTCTTGAAAGATAATTTTTATGCTGAGATCAAAGATAATGAGATTTTGCAACAACGTATTAATATGCTACAACAGATGGAACAGTATATTGGTAAGTATTACTCTATTGACTGGGCTCGTAAAAATATCTTAAGACAATCTGAGGACGATATTAAAGAAATCGATAAACAGATTGTGGATGAAAAAGATGAGATCGAAGATATGCAGGGTGCACAAACTGCTGAGACTGATGAAAACAAACAAGATGAACAAGAAGTTGAAGATAAAATGAAGGAGAATACTGATGAGTAGTATTAGATCACTCATTGACGCAATTGATTCTGGTAACAGTATTGAAATTGAAAACAGTTTTAATGCTGGTATGGCTGCAAAAGTTAGCGATAAACTAGATTCTATTCGTAAAGACGTTGCGCAAATGATGTTTAAGAACAAAGATGTGGTTGCTGAACCAGAAGTTACTGCTTCACAAGCACAGGTAGAGACTCAAACAGATGAGAAGGCATAACAACTATGTCAAAAGGGTTTTGTCAATTTACGCAGACAATACGAGAGCAATCTAATATTGCTGATCGTTTCATTTGCTATGGCAAAACTGTTTGTGTCTTTAAAGATTTTTCCGTTGCGATCGACGGAGTAAAGTTAGAAGAAGAGTTTAGATCGCTAGAAGAAGCACGAAAGTTTATACGAAAATACGTTTATAACAATAAAATTATAGAAAGTATTGATACGGATATACCTAGTACAAAAGTAGCAAACTACATTAAGCAATACCATAATGTGGATAAGGTTAAAGATACTTTAATAGAATCATACCTCGAACTTGCTTCTTCTGGCACTTTTTCTGTAGATCCAGTGATTACCGAGATTAAGAAATCACAGTTATCTACATTTGCAAATAAAATAGAGTATGTTCTTGAAGACAACACTAAGATAGCAATTGATGTTGGGACACAGGAACTACTAAATAATTATTTGAAGAATAAAAATGAAGTTGTTACTTACATGCGTGAGAATAAAACAAACTTCATGGCTGTATTAAGAGGAGTAATTTAAATGGCTGCAACGACAACAATATTGTCAAAATCACATAATAAAGCAATGGTTAGAGTTGTTGCCACTGCTGCTGCAGATAACGACACTGTCGATATTTCGGCAGACTTACTTGCTACTAACGAGACTCAAACTGGCACTGCTAAAGTGCACATCGGTAGAGTACTATACTCGACTGGTTCGGATGTTAAGATTACACGTAATAGTGTAACAGTTGCACATTTATATGGCAACGGATGGGTTGAAGAAACTTGGTGGAATATTAACGATCAAGAAGATCAAGATATTACAGTAACATTCGGTGGCGCAGGTATGGTAGTTTTAGAACTTAAAAAAGTATCTGGATATAACAGTCCAGTAGAAACTGAGATTTACGGTTCCTACGACGATACTACAACTGTCGGAGCGTAAACAATTATGAAACTGATTAGAGAACATACCGAAGAAGTTAAATACTTGGTCGAAGCACCAGTCGGTAAAGAAAAGAATTATTTCATTGAAGGTGTATTCCTTCAAGCAGAAATGAAAAACAGAAATGGACGTAGCTATCCTTTGGAAGTTATGCAAAAAGAGGTAGGACGTTACACTTCTGAGTATATTAATAAAAATCGTGCATACGGAGAATTAGGACATCCTGATACTCCATCGATTAATCTAGATCGTGTTTCGCACATGATCAAAGAGTTGAGACTTGAAGGCAGTAACTTTGTCGGCAAGGCAAAAATTATGGATACACCATATGGTAAGATTGTAAAAAGTCTTATTGACGAGGGTGCGAATCTCGGTGTGTCTTCTAGAGGGATGGGTTCTTTGAAAACAACGTCAGACGGAACACAAGTTGTTCAAGATGACTTCATGCTAGCAACTGCTGCAGATATTGTAGCAGATCCAAGTGCACCAGATGCATTTGTTCGTGGAGTTATGGAGGGCAAGGAGTGGGTATTCGTTGACGGAAAATTTATTGATGCAGATATTGCTGCTATCAAACGTAATATACAGAAAGCAACCTCTAAACAATTGGAGGAGGCAAAAGCATATGCGTTTGCACAATTCCTGCGTAAAATTCAATAATTACTAAATATAATGAGAACTCATTAGTTAAGGAGAAACAAAATGTCAATCGAGCAAAAAATTGCTGAACTTCTAGAAGAGTCTAAAAAAGCACAAGAAGTTGCTGCTACTCTAGAAGAGGCTGTAGGTGAAGACGAAAAGCAAGAAGAAGTTGCTGAAGTTGTAGAACCTGCTAAAGAAGAAGAAATTTCCATTTCTGAAGAAGAAGTGATCGACGAGTCTAAGAAGAAACCTATGAAAGAAGAGGATGACGAGGACGAAGAAGATGACGACAAAGAAGAAATGAAAAAAGACGACGAAGACGAAGATGAAGATGACGATAAGGAAGATAAGAAAAAATCTCCTATCGAATTTAAAAAAGGCGAAAAAGAGAAAATGAAAGAAGAAACAGAAACTGCTGAAGACGAATTCACAGTAGACGTATCTGATGACGTTAAGGCTCTTTTAAATGGCGAAGAACTTTCAGAAGAGTTCCAAGCTAAAGCTAAAACCATTTTCGAAACTGTTGTTGTATCTCGTGTAAAACAAGAAGTTGCACGAGTAACCGAAGAATTGAAAGCAGAAAATGAGAAATCATTGGAAGCGATTAAAGAGGGACTTGTTGAAAAAGTTGATGGATACCTCAACTACGTAGTTGAGCAGTGGATTGAACAAAATGAAATTGCCCTTGAATCTGGTATGAAAAATGAAATCCTAGAGAACTTTGTTTCTGGTCTTAAGAATCTATTTGAAGAGCATTATATCGATATTCCTGAAGAGAAATTCGATGTACTTGGCGATTTACAAGAACAAGTAAATACTCTTACAAATAAACTTAACGAACAGACAGAAGTAAATGTTAAAATGTCAGGCACTATCAATGATATGAAACGTGCTGAGATTGTTTCTAACGAAGCAAAGGAAATGACTGAAACAGATGCTGAAAAGTTTAAAGGGTTAGTCGAAGACTTATCTTACGAAGATGTTGATTCATTTACGAAGAAAGTCAAAACTATACGTGAAAACTACTTTGCTAAAAAGGCAACTAGTGTTAATGTTAAGTCTGTAGTTTCAGATGAGCCAGTAACAAATCTTCAAGAGGAAAAATATGTTGATCCTACTATGAAGAAATATACTGAAATGCTTAATCTGTCACGTAAGTCTTAATTTAACTTTTTCAACTTAAGGAGAAACTATCATGGATCGTAAAGATCTTCTAAAAAAATGGGCTCCCATCCTTGAACACGATGGCGTTGCTCCAATTAAAGATAGCTATAGAAAAGAAGTAACTGCTGTTCTTCTAGAGAACCAAGAAAAATCTCTACGTGAAGAAAAGCAAGCACTTTTCGAAGCTACTCACAGTAACGCTGCAGGTGCATTACCTGATGCTGGTGGTGTTGCTAAATTCGACCCAGTACTAATTTCATTAGTACGTCGTGCTGCTCCTCAAATGATCGCTTATGACGTTTGTGGTGTACAACCAATGACTCAGCCAACTGGTTTGATTTTTGCTATGAAAGCAAAATACTCATCTCAAGGTGGTACTGAAGCATTATTCAATGAAGCTGACACAGACTTCTCTGGTACAGGTACTCACGCTGGTGCAAACCCAGTTGATGGTACTTACACTACTGGTGAAGGTATGACAACTTCTGCTGCTGAAGGTTTAGGTGATGGAAGCACTTTCAATGAAATGGCTTTCTCAATCGAGAAAACTTCAGTAACTGCTAAGTCACGTGCTCTTAAAGCAGAGTACACTGTTGAATTAGCGCAAGATCTTAAGTCAGTACATGGCTTAGATGCTGAAGGAGAATTATCAAATATTCTTTCTACAGAAATTCTTGCTGAGATCAACAGAGAAGTAATCAGAACTATCTACACATCTGCTAAAACAGGTGCTGCTGTAGGAACTGCTGCTTCTGGTACTTTTGACTTAGACGTAGACGCTAATGGACGTTGGTCTGTTGAGAAATTCAAAGGACTATTGTTCCAAATCGAACGTGAAGCAAATGCTATCGCTCAAGCTACTCGTCGTGGTAAAGGTAACTTCATCATCTGTTCATCAGATGTTGCAAGTGCTTTAGCTATGGCTGGTGTACTTGACTACGCTCCAGCTTTAAATACTAGCTTAAATGTTGATGAAGCATCAACTACTTTCGCTGGTGTTCTAAATGGACGTTACAAAGTATATGTTGATCCATATGCTGCGAACCAAGCATCTTCACAGTACTTCTTAGTAGGTTACAAAGGCTCTTCAGCATTCGATGCTGGTATGTTCTACTGCCCATATGTACCTCTACAATTAGTACGTGCAGTTGATCCTGCTACTTTCCAGCCCAAAATTGGCTTTAAGACCAGATACGGCATGGTTGCGAATCCTTTCACATCTCTTGATGGGTCTGGTAATGGTTTGGCTGCAGGTCAAAACTACTACTACAGAAAAGTTAAAGTTGCAAACTTAATGTAATTTTAACCTCGTAGTAATACGAAGTCTAAGAGGGGGGATGAAAATCTCCCCTCTTTTTTTTGCCCTAAATAATAAGATACCTAAATAATAATACATCTACGGAGAAACACAAATGACTGCTACAGCTGGTAACTTTCCCTCGAATATAAATCCATTAAATCCTAATGGGTTTAGGTTTGATGTTGCCAAATTGAAAGACATCTCTTTCTACGTTCAAAGTGTTAATCTTCCAGGAATTACTCTGGGAGAACCTATCTTTGGAAACCCATTCGCACAAACTCCAGTTCCTGGAGATATGTTAACGTATGGTGAGTTGTCATTTGATTTTATTGTAGATGAAGACATGAAAAATTATGAAACAGTATATAAGTGGATCGTTGCTCTAGGATTCCCAACTGGACACGATCAATATCTTAACTTCATTAATTCTGACGAGAGCGCATTGATCGGAGAACTAGCAAAGAACTATTCAGATGCTACTTTGACAGTTCTCAATAATAACAATCAACCGAGCAAATATGTTAGATTTATTGACTGTTTCCCAACTTCTCTCGATGCTCTACAGTTCGATAGCAAAGTACAAGACGTTCAATATCTCGTAGCTAGAACTAGCTTTAGATTTACCTACTACAAATTTGTCTCTAATAGAATAGAGTACTAAATGAAATGGATACTAATATGTATCGCATTGGCTGGTAATCCAGTCGATGGATCACGAGAACTGTATATTTTCAACGTGAAGTTTCAAGATGTAGACCAATGCAAGACTTACTCAATGGTTCACTCTGATAAAATAACAGAAACTGTTGTTCCAGAGATTGGTCCATTTGCAGCGTTTTGCGTGACTGAGGAAGTATTTGAAGAACAAATTGCACCCACTTTAGAAAAAGAGAAAAAAGAGTGGATTTAATTGCAAGTGATTTACTTGCAAAGTATATTGTAGTATAATATGACTAAACTATGGAGTTATTGTTATGAATATAGAACAGTTACAGGAAGAATGGGCTAAGGACTGCTCGATCGACGACGACCATCTCGATCGTGAATCAGTAAGAACACCCAATCTACACGCCAAATACCTCAATCATCTTATTTCCTTTAAGATGAAACATGCTGCACACACAACCGAGTATAATTCTTTACGTGTTAAAAAGTTTCGTTACTATCGTGGCGAACTGAGTAAAGCAGAATTAGACATGAATGGTTGGGAACAGTGGCAAGGTATCAAACCACTACGCAACGAGATGGACGAATTCCTTAATGGAGATAGTGATCTCATTAAAGCTAAATTAAAAGTTGACTATCTAAAAACGTGCATTGAATGTTGCGAAAGTATTATGCTTTCAATCAAGGGACGTGATTGGACGATTCGTTCAGCGATTGATTGGAAGAAATTTATCAGTGGCGCATAAAATCTACATTGAAAAGATAAACGAAGTACATCTACGTTTATTCTCTGAAGATAGTGTTGAGCAAGAACTATCAGACTTCTTTACGTTTGAAGTTCCAGGAGCAAGGTTTACACCTCAGTTCCGTCAACGACTATGGGATGGGAAGATTCGTATGTACGATCGTCTACGTAAAACACTTTACGTAGGACTCTACGACTATGTCGAAAAATTCTGTTTTGACAGAGAATATGAATTAGTATATACTACTCCGAAAGAACAATTCGAAACTGATAATGGAATTAGCTTTGACGAAGTAGAAGAGTTTGCTAATTGGCTCGAGCCTAGTACTCGTGGCGTACCTATACAAATTAGAGATTATCAAATCCAAGCAGTACACACTGCATTAAATAAAGAACGATGCTTGTTATTATCGCCTACAGCATCAGGTAAAAGTTTCATCATCTATACTGCTCTACGTTATCATCTCTTGCAAGATCGTAAGGTTATGATTGTAGTACCTACGACATCATTAGTAGAGCAATTCTATAAAGACATTGTAGATTATAGTTCCAAAAACAATTGGGATGCACATAATCATTGTCAAAAACTATACAGTGGCTTTCCTAAAGAATTCGAAAAAGACGTATTAATTACTACGTGGCAATCAATCTATAAACAACCTCGTGCATGGTTTAGTCAATTCGATGTTATATTCGGAGACGAGGCACATCAATTTAAAGCTAGAAGTCTAACCTCTATTATGGAGAAACTTCCTCACATTCGTTATCGTATCGGTACGACAGGAACGTTAGACAATAAAAAGGTTCATAAGTTAGTTCTTGAGGGTATCTTTGGTAAGATCCATAAGGTTACTACAACCAAGCAACTAATGGAAACTGACAGATTGGCGAAACTAAATATTACTTGTCTACTCTTAGAGTACGATGAGATTACAAGACAGGGAAGAAAGAACAATCAATATCAAGATGAGATGGACTTCCTTTGTACTAATGATAAGAGAAATAGTTTTATAACTAACCTTGCTTGTAAACTCCAAGGCAATACTCTCGTATTATTCCAGTATGTTATGAAACATGGCATACCTTTGTATGAGGCAATAGAGAAAAAAGCTGGTGATGAGAAACAGGTATTTTTTGTATCGGGAGAAACTATTGTCGCTCACAGGGAACAAATCCGTGAGATTGCGACCGATACTAATAACAATATTATTGTGGCTAGCTTTGGAACTTTTTCTACTGGTATTAATATTCCCAGCATAGAAAACATTATTTTTGCTAGTCCATCAAAGAGTAAAATAAGAAACCTCCAATCCATCGGTCGAGGATTGAGATTAAAAGAGGGCAAGACCGAATGTAGTTTGTATGATCTCGCTGATGATCTTCACTGGAAGTCTTGGAAGAATCATACACTCAATCACTTTAGCGAACGTATTCGCCAATACAGTGAAGAGAATTTTAACTACAAAATTATAAAGGTAAAACTATGACAGCACCTACTAAAGACGATAATTTTGTTACCATAAAAATGTCTACTGGTGAAGTACTTGTTGGTATTAAAAGGAATGAAACTCCTTCAACAGTTACAGTCGAGTATCCTTTTCACGTAAAGAATTATCCAAGATTTGTAGAGGGTGGAGTAATTGAAACGATAACTGCTGGTCCATATTGCAGTTTTACTCAAGATCGATTATTCGAATTACCTAAAAAAGATATCGTATTCGTTAAACCAATGCATGCATTTGCAGTTCCATTCTATCTTAATTTATGGCAACAACACGAAACACCAATGAGAGTTGGTAAAGATGGTAAGCCATTAAATGAAAGTGTACACGACTCTGAAGCGATTACTGCTGAAGAGTTAAAAGATCGTATCGAGAGATTAATTGGGAAAATGACTAAGTTAGACGATGTTAATCGTGATACACAGTCAGAGGAGTTTTTCGAAGACGAGTATGAGGAAGAAGAATACTTAGAACGTAAAGAGAAGAATACTCTACACTAACTCTAATTCACTTCAACCCTAACACCGACAAGTATACCCCAGTCAAGTTTGCAGAGCAATTTATTTTCAAAGATTTCTTGAGGTTGTTATGCAATAAAAAACAAAGTAAACTTATGTTATATTAAACGAATTGGAGAAACCATTTGTGAGTGAAAAAAAGAAAAAACGTGCCCATTACGTAAACAACGAAGAATTTTTACAGGCACTGATACAATATAAAAAAGATTGTTATGATGCGGAGAACTCTGGTGAAGATAAACCACAGATCCCTAACTTCATTGGCGAATGCCTTTTGAAGATCGCTACTCATCTTTCCTATAAACCAAATTTCATTAACTACAGCTATCGAGATGATATGATTCTTGATGGTGTAGAAAATTGCATTTTATACCTTTCAAACTTTAATCCTGAAAAAAGTAAGAACCCTTTCTCTTATTTTACACAGATTATTTACTACGCTTTCTTACGAAGAATTATGAAAGAACGTAAACAGTCTTATGTTAAGAATAAGATTATTCAAGAACTTCCAATGGAAGTCTTTGATCAACTTGAGGGTGATGAGGCATTTTACACTAATCAATATATCGATTTCCGTAGAAGCACTCAAAACTTTGATGATTATATTGAAAGACGTAAAGCAAAGAAAACGGAAGATCGTCTTAAACGTAGTATGGGTTTAGACGAACTGGCGTTAGATAATGGAGAAGATGATGAAAGTAGCGATAATAACTGATTTACATTTCGGTGCACGAAACGATAACCAAGCATTCCTAGACTACCAAGAAAAGTTTTATACGAATGTATTCTTTCCAGCACTCAAAGAAAAGGGTATTACAACAATCCTTAACTTAGGCGATACATGGGATCGTCGTAAGTATATCAATTTCAATACACTAAAACAAGTTAAGAAGTTTTTCTTTGACGAGATCGCAAAGAACGACATGCAAATGTATATGTTGGCAGGTAATCACGATACCTATTATAAGAACACCAACGACATTAACTCTCCTGATCTTCTTCTAAACGAATACAAGAACGTAACTATCATTGATAGTCCACGACTTATTACAATCGATAAAACAGATATCGCTATGATGCCATGGATTTGTGCAGAGAATTATGCTGAGTCAATGGATCTAATTAATACTACTGCAGCACCTCTATGTATGGGGCACTTTGAGATTGCTGGTTTCACAATGCATCGTGGTATGACAAGTCATGGTGGTTTAGATCCTGCAGTGTTTAAGCGATTTGATATGGTTTTCACTGGACACTATCACCATCGTAATAACAATGGACATATTTACTATTTGGGTAATCCTTACGAACTTACTTGGAATGATTATAACGATCCTCGTGGTTTCCACTTCTTTGATACTACGACAAGAGAACTACAGTTTGTAATGAATCCTTATACGATGTTCTATCGTTTGGAATACAATGATCAAGAAAATGATTATGAGAACTTTGATTTCCAGTCTTGCAAAGAAAAATACGTTAAAATAGTCGTAAGTAAAAAATCAGACTTTTACAAGTTTGACACTTTTATGAATAAGGTGTATAATAACGATCCTTATGATGTAAAAATCATAGAGGACTTTAGTGAGTTTAAAGATGGAGAACTTGATGAGTCGATCAATTTAGAAGATACAATGGATGTATTAAGTAACTACATTGACAGTGTCGAAACGACAAGTGTTGATAAAGAGAAACTGAAAGTCTTTATGAAGACTCTCTATACAGAGGCGATTAATATTACAGTATGATAGTATTCAACAAACTTAAATGGAGAAACTTTCTCTCCACAGGTAACGTTTGGAATGAAGTACAATTAGATAGAAGTAGAACTACACTGGTCGTTGGTAAAAATGGCGAGGGTAAGTCTACTATTCTTGACGCATTGTGCTTTGGTCTATTCGGTAAACCTTTCCGTAAAATCAAAATCCCACAGCTTGTCAATAGTATTAATGCCAAGCAAGCAGAAGTCGAAATCGAATTCACAGTCGGTACGCAACACTATCGTATTTACCGAATGATTAAGCCACATCGATTTGAATTCTGGCAAAACGGAATTATGATCAATCAGTCTGCTGCAATTTCAGACTATCAAAAGATCATTGAACAACAAATTCTAAAAATTAACTACAAAACATTCTGTCAGGTATGTATACTAGGAAGTGCATCTTATGTTCCTTTTATGCAGTTACCTCAGTATGCTCGTCGTGCAGTTGTTGAGGATATTCTGGATATCAGTATCTTCTCTACAATGAATGATATGCTACGTGTAAGAATGATTGATACAAAAGAATCACTGAAGGATGCTGAGCGAGCAATCGATGTAGCGAAGAATGCAGTTGAGTCTCAAACTAAAATTATTAAAACTCTTTCAGAATCTAAGAAAGAACAGGTAACTCGTATTCAAGATCAAATCAAAGAACACGATGCTGAGATCGACGAACTGAATGGAGTTATTGAAGGACTACAAAACTCAATCAAAGAATCGACTTCATCTATTAATGATTCTGATGTAGTTCACGAAGAACTAGACAATCTTAAAAAGAATATCTCTGTTCAAAGTCATACTCTAGAACGAGTAGAAAAACAACTTACTTTCTTTGAACAAAACGATAGTTGTCCTTCTTGCCTACAGGGTATTGAACATACTCACAAAGACAAATTAGTTTCTGAATTGCAAGATGAAAAGAGTACTAAGGTAAGTCAAAGCAAACAGCTAAAAGAAGCATTCGAAAAACTATCAAATCGAATGAAACAAATTTCAGAAACCAGTCAAGAGATTATTCGTTTGAATAATGAATTGGTTTCTAACAATCAAGCAATGACGATGTTATTTAAACAAAACGTTAAGTTGCGTAAAGATATCGAAACTCTGAATACGAACACAGAGGATGTCGATAAAGAAAAAGAAAGACTTAAACAATTAGCAAAAGATGCTCTTACGACTGTTAATCTAAGAACACAACTACAAGAACAAACTAACGTAGAGTCAATCGCACAACAACTCTTGAGAGACTCTGGTATTAAGACTGCAATTATTCGTGAGTATTTACCTGTGATGAATAAACTCATTAACAAGTATTTACAGGCAATGGATTTCTATGTTCACTTCGAACTAGATGAAAACTTCAATGAGACAATACGTTCACGTTATCGTGATGAGTTTACTTACGACTCTTTTAGTGAGGGTGAGAAAATGCGTATTGACTTAGCAGTCTTGTTTACATGGCGACAAATTGCTAAGATGAAGAACAGCATTAATACTTCTCTTCTAATTCTAGATGAGATCTTTGATTCTTCATTGGACTCTACTGGTACTGATTACTTTATGTCACTTGTAGACCATTTGGATCAACACGTTAATGTTTTCGTAATCAGCCACAAAGGTGACCAACTATTCGATAAGTTTAGATCGGTACTTAAATTCGAGAAGAAGAATGACTTCTCGGTAATTGCAAAAGGAGCGTAATGAAAAAAAGATGGGTAAAGAAAATGACAGAACGTGATTATAAATTAGACAAACTCGAGCATCTTAAGTTCAAGCATCGTTTGTTAGATACGTGGATTAGTGAAGACAGTCAGACTAAATTTGAAACACCTGACATGAAAGCACGTAAGGTTCAAAAATTAAAAATGAAAGAGGAGATGTTTGCTCTTGCTAAAGAATTAGGAGTTAGAATATGACAACAGAAGTTATAGCTAATCCTGGAAAATCAGGATTGCTAGCATTTGACGATCCACATCTACGTAAACCTTGCGTAGCTTGGGACTTTGAAAAGAACACTACAGAAGATGCTGCAAAAATAGGAACACTTCTTATTGAAACATCTAATAAGTTAGGTGGTGCTGGTCTATCAGCAAATCAAATCGGATTACCTCATAAGGTATTTGCGATGACTGTAGTTGACACAGAACAATATGCTGTGTTCAATCCTGAAATCCTAGAAGTAAGCAGTCAAACAATTCTTGCTGAAGAGGGATGTCTATCTGTTCCAGGACTATGGATTAAAGTTACACGTCCAGAGATCGTTAAGGTAAGATACTTCACATTCAAAGGTGAAGAAGTAAAAGCTACACTATCAGGAATCACTAGTCGTGTGTTCCAACACGAATACGACCATATGCTCGGTATTCAGTTTACACAAAGAGTGTCTAAAATGAAGTTCGAGATGGCTATCAAGAAGTATAAGAAACAGATGATTAAGAAAGCGAAGATGACTAGGTTCGTAACGATGAATTCCGATGGTGAAATGAAGTTAGAAAATAGTTAAAATAAGTGTTGACTTTTTAAAACCTTTGCAGTATAATATACTGTAATGGTGTGGCGGAATGGTTACGCAGAGGATTGCAAATCCTCCTATCCGAGTTCGATTCTCGGCACCATTTCCAAATCCAAAAGGAGATATATTATGGCTAAATTTGCAAACCACTCGGAAATCGACTCTAGTACCTATAGCTATATGCAAACAGTTACTGGAGAGAGCGATCTATCGTTAGTTCCTATAGATGATATAAACAGCTTTTTAGAGGGGCTAGAGAGCGTTCTAGCAAACGAGAGCAAGGGGTTTCCCACTGAGGAGGACTTTACCTCAATGGAGATGTATTATGGCTCTCTATCTGCATTGCAATCTTAAAAAACCCTTGATTTTACAGGGTTTTTCAAAAAAACACAAAAAAAGTGCTTTTTTTCACAAATAAGTGTTGACTTTCTGCAAACTCTGTAGTATAATTACCCTATGAAAATTGAGAAAGATTATATTATGAATGAACAAAAAGACCTACTAGCTAAACTACTTGCTACTGAGAACATCACTGTCGTTCGAGGTAACGCAAGCACTGCATCCTTTAATACTGAAACACGTGTACTTACTCTTCCACTTTGGAAGGACATGACTCTTGAGCAAGAAGAAATGCTTATTGGTCACGAAGTAGGGCATGCTCTTTACACTACCAACGATCACATGGAAGATCTTAAAACTTCTCGTGCGTTGATGTCTTATATGAACGTTATTGAAGATGTTCGTATCGAAAAATTAATCAAGAAAAAATATCCTGGATTGAAAAAGTCTTTCAGCGTAGCTTACAAACAGTTACAAGAAAAAGACTTTTTTGGTATTGCTGATAAAAATCTTAACGATCTTCTGTTCATTGATCGTGCTAATCTTTACTTCAAAGCTGGATTTAACTGTGGTGTTAAATTTAATGTTGAAGAAACACTTTGGTTGAAAAGAATTGATTCTTGTGATACTATTCACGATGTATATAACCTAGCTGTTGAGTTGTTGGGTTGGACTCGTGAAGAGAGACAAAAACAAAAAGATTTGTTGGCTCAAAAACTTGCTTCAATGCCACAAATTGATACTGAAGAAGATGATTTTAACGATGATTCATCTAATAATATGTTTGATGATCTTGATGAAGATGAAGATTTCGAAGAAGAAGATTCAGATGCTGATGGAGATAGCGATGAGCAAGGTGACGAAGATGGTTCAACAGAGAACGATAGCAATGACCAATCGGAGGAGGACACAAAATCTTCTGACGACGCAGAATACAAACCAGCAGATGGAAAAGAATCAACTTCTTATCACTCTGAAAAAAACCAAGCAACCCCAGTCGAAGAATTAGATGAGTGTGAGTCTATCACTGATAAAAACCTAAGTGAAAATCTTGCTGAGAAAGCAGACACTTCAGTTGTTTACGCTAACATTAAATATGACTCTTCAAACGTTGTATACAATCCAGTTGTTGATTACAAGACTGTTCTTAAAGAATTGCATCAGGCATACAATGGTGGATGGAGAGTAAGAGACTATAAAGAATTCTTTTCTTCAAGAGAAAAAGATGCTGATAAGTTTTTGAACGACTGTAAAAAAGATGTTGCTTATCTTGTAAAAGAATTTGAAATGAAAAAGCAAGCATCTCGTTTTGCTCGTGCTCAAACTGCTAAGTCAGGTGAGATCGATGTTAGAAAACTTTATGCTTACAAGCTGAAAGAAGATCTATTCAAAAGAGTTACTACTTTACCTGATGGCAAAAACCATGGTATGGTAATGTTAGTTGATTGGTCTGGTTCTATGAACCCAACGATGTATGATACTCTTAAACAAACAGTCGTTCTTGCGATGTTCTGTGCTAAGATTCAAATCCCTTACAAAGTATTTGCTTTTACCAATGGTAGAAACTTTGGTGAAGACATGTACAAAAAAGTAAGTGATGCAAAACACCCATTGTGGATTAAAGCAAAAACTGAACACACTTTAATTCCTGATGGATTCCACTTGATTGAATTCTTTACTAATGGTATGAGATCAAATGAGTTTAATCAAATGGCTAAGTTTATGATTATTGGACCATTTAATTTCTCTGACGACTATGGTTTGCACTCTACTCCATTGAATGAATCACTATGGTATATGCAAGACTATATGGGTAAGTTTATCACAGAGAACAATGTTCAAATCCCAACTTTCATTACTTTGACTGATGGTGAAGGACACTCTCTTCAGATCGAAGGACCAGTTGAAAGAACTAAAGAGGGAGATCGTAAGAATGTGAAATATACTTTGATCGATCCTGTGACTAAAAGAGAATACAGAAACTTTAAATACGGATCTGATCAAACTAAATCATTATTGAGAATGTTGAAAGATCGATACAACTGTAACATTGTTGGTTTCCATATCTTGAAAAACAACAGACGAGAAATCTACTCTTTCATTAATCACAATATGAATGCTAAAAATTCAGATGGATTCTATGTTACTGAAAAGATCATTGCTGACTTTAGATCTGGTTTCAGAACAGAGGGTTTTATGAATGTTGAAACAAACTACAGAGATGCGATGTTTGTAATTGCATCTAACAAACTTAAAATGGTTGAAGACGATCTTAAGGTTACTGGCAAAATGACTGTCCACCAGATCGCTCGACAATTCACTAAGCATCTTGATACTAGAAAAACAAGCAAGGTGTTATTGAACCAATTTGTGGGGATGGTAGCATGACAACAAATCTAGAAGAACTAACAAGAACTCCAGAAGAACAAAAGATCTTCGAACGTATCAAACAACGAAGATCTCAGATGCTGGTGCACTCTTGTTTATATTATCAATTAGATACATCTATCGTTACGGATGGACAATGGCAAGAATGGGCAGACGAACTTACTCAATTACAAAAAGATCATCCTAGACTCTGTGAGGGTATGGGATGGTATGATGAATACTTTAGGGATTGGAGTGGTGCAACAGGTATGCATCTACCTCATAGGGATCCTTGGGTGCTTAAAACAGCTACTTATTTGAAAGAAAACCAAGAAAAGACGACTAATACCCTTTAAATTAGTAGGGTTATTGCCTAAAATGTTGATTTTACAAGCAAAAAAAGATGAAAAAAACCTCAAATAAGTGTTGACTTTCTGCAAGATTTATGCTATAATAGTCGTATAAATTATGAAGAAAGGTGAAAACATTATGACAATCGAACCAAAAATGCTTGAACAAATTGAGAAAACTTTTGATAAAATGAGACACTCTTACAGAACTTGGGGTAAGAGAACTGGCGATCCAGTAAGAGATCAAATTAGAGATGAGATGGCTGAACAGTACTGTAACAATCTCTCGTTCGAAGATGGTCGTGCTTATATTAGATTGGTTTCTTTCAATGGTACACAAAGAACTGTGCAAGGATTTATTCTTAAGAAAATGACTCCAGCGATTGAAAGACTTAACAAAGGTTTTAAAGTTGGCGATCTTTTAAAAGCAGCAGGATGGAATTCCCCTGCAATGAATTTCCCAAGAGGTAACGTTTTCGATGAGTCGTTCGAGACTCAAGAAATCAGATGGACAGGGATCCAATAAAAATGAAATTTTCTTGCAGAAAAGTGTTGACTTTCTGCAAGAACTGTAGTATAATATACGTATAAATTATGAAACAAAAGGTGAAAAATATGATGGCAAAAAAAGATGAAATGTTCTTGAACTCATTGTTTGAGATCTTCCCTGATGTAAAAACTTCAGGTACTGTTACAAGAAATCAAATTCTTGAAACTATGAAAAAAACTAAGACAACTGGATCTATGAATTGGTTGATGACTAACAAAGTTTCTCGAGGATTGTACGCAATTCCTGGTGGTAACTTTAACACTGCTCCTGCGATTGAAGCAGATGTAGTTAAGCCAACCATCGTTGATTCGTTGGACTCTTCTTCTCTTGTTCCAAAGAGAGACACTAACTACGTACCATTTGGTAACTACAAAGATCTTGAGACAATCATTACCTCAAAGATGTTTTACCCAGTCTATGTTTCTGGACCAACTGGTAATGGTAAATCTACAACTGTAGAACAAATTTGCGCTAAGCACAAGACTCCATTGATTAGGGTGAACTTGAATACAATGACTGACGAAGATCAGTTGATTGGTTCAAAAACTCTTGTTGATGGTAACGTTCAAATCGTTGAAGGACCAGTCGTCCTTGCGATGAGATTGGGTATTCCTCTATTGCTCGATGAGATCGATGCAGGTGGTGCGAATACACTTCTTTGCTTACAACCAATTCTTGAGGGTAAACCATTCTACTTCAAATTGAAGAATGAAATGATTATCCCTGCAACTGGATTTAATATTTTCGCTACTGCCAACACAAAGGGTAAAGGTAGCGACGATGGAAGATACATTGGTACGAACGTACTCAATGAAGCATTCCTGGAAAGATTCGCAGTGACTTTCAATCAAGACTATCCTTCTGCTAATATTGAGAAGAAGATCGTCGTGAATTTGATGAATCACTACGGATGTGTGAATCTTGAATACGCTGATACACTTGTTAAGTGGGCAGATGTTATTCGTAAGACTTTCGATGCTGGTGGTGTTGATGAAACAATTACCACTCGTCGATTGGTACATATCGTGAGAGCATTCTCGATCTTCAAGAATGAGAAGAAAGCGATCGAGTTATGTACGAATAGGTTTGACGATGCTACTCGTCTTGCCTTTATCGACCTGTTCGACAAAGTTTCTAGTGGTGAGGAAGGAACTGAGGTATCTACGGATACTTCAGCACCGACTGCAGAAACCCAAGAACAAGAATCAGTAGCAATCTAAACTTAGGAGAATATAAAATGTTGACTTATGATAAATTGACCAAGACTCAAAAGAAGTGGGTTGATACTATTGCTACAGTATATCCAAAACTAGCTAATGGTGGAACTATTTCTTTAAAAGAATGCTGGTCTGCTGCAATGAAGTTGAAAGCTGAGAGATCAAATGGTGGAGTGAAAGTGGGTTATCCTAACTGGCTCTTCAAGACTAATAAGATTTCGTCTGGTGTATACTTCTTTCCTGCTAATGGAGCAAATCCTGAGCAGTACGTGAAGCAAGCACAGGCTACAAAATTGCAATCGAGTTTGGCTTCAAAACCAACTCAAGCAATCAACTCTAAAGAGGATGAAGAATTCTTTGCAGAGTTGGCAGAAAATGGTATCGATGTTAAAACATCTGCTACTGTTGCTGCATAATTCATTTCTGATTCTGACCCAGAGATGAATCCTTTCCAGTGGCGAACGCCATCTCGCCACTGGATCTTTTTTATTGGCAAAACTAAATTATGAAAACTATGAAATATACTAGAAACAAATTAGAACGAAAACTGGATGAGTACAATCATACAATGGAATTGATTAGAACGATCGTTCCTATTGCAGTACTTGTAATACAAATCTTTATCTTGGTGAAATTAATATGAGCGAACCTATCTTCCAAAAAGATTTATTCTTTGATGACTCATTTGCTTTGCAAGAAGAATCAAAGTATACTATAGGTATGAGTGATAAAATAACTTATAAATTTGACGAGAAAAATCTAATCAACGAACTACAGAAGTATGTTGATAAAACTTATTCTGGTCACTATAGTAAAAACAAGTTTCAATCGACTGAGTTTATCATCGATTGTGGTCATGGCATGGGATTTGCGTTAGGCAATGTGTTGAAATATACTCAGAGGTATGGCAAGAAAGATGGATTTAATCGAGCCGATCTTATGAAGATTCTACATTATGCATTAATTGCTCTACACGTACATGACACTACTAACAACAGCGAAAACAAGGAGAACTTATAATGAAGTTTAGTAAAGAAACCCAAGCCATTCTAAAGAACTTTGCTGGTATCAACAGCAATCTTCTTTTGAAAGAAGGCAATAAACTGAGCACAATCAGTGCACAGAAAAACGTAATGGCGACTACGACCATTGCAGAAACATTCAATAAAGATTTTGGTATCTATGACTTGAATGAATTTCTAGGAGCGATGTCTCTATTTGAAGATCCAGATTTGGAATTTTCAGATAAATATGTAGCAATTAAAAATGGTAAATCATCCATTAAATACTTTGCTGCAGATCCATCAGTATTGGTTGCACCAACTAAGGATAGTCTTCCAGTAGATGCTGAAGTAGAATTCGATTTGTCTGGCGAACAGCTAGGTATGATTCTTAAAACTGCATCTGTATTGCGTGCGAATGACGTAGCGATTGTTGCTGAAGATGGTAAACAAAAAGTTATCGTAGGCGATAAGAAAAATGCTACTGCGAACTCTTATGAGTTTGACATTGGTGAAGACGATCGTAACTACCGAATCAACATTCGTGTTGAGAATCTAAAAATGGTAATTACAGATTACACAGTAAGTGTTTCAAGCAAGAGGATCTCTAAATTCTCAGCGAAGAAATCTGATCTTACATATTACGTGGCGATTGAAGCAGACACAAAGTTTAGCAGTTAATCCCACTCAACATACATTATGAGGTAAGCGAATGAGTGATCAATATCTATGGGTTGAGAAGTATCGTCCATCTAAAATAGATGAATGTATACTTCCTCAATCTCTCAAAAATACTTTCCACGAGTTTATTCAAACTGGACAACTACCGAACTTCTTGTTCTGTGGTGGTGCTGGTGTGGGTAAAACTACTGTGGCAAAGGCATTGTGTAACGAAATCGGTGCGGAATATCTTTTTATTAATGGCTCGGAAGAATCAGGTATTGATGTTCTTCGAACTAAGATTAAAAGTTTTGCGTCATCTGTTTCACTAACTGATGCACGAAAGGTAGTTATTCTCGATGAGGCTGATTACCTAAATGCAAATTCAACCCAACCTGCGTTGCGAGGGTTCATTGAAGAATTCTCTGCGAACTGTCGTTTCATCTTCACCTGTAACTTTAAAAATCGTATTATTGAACCACTACACAGTCGTTGTTCGGTAGTAGAGTTTAAGATTCCAGGACAAGAGAAACCTGCAGTTGCCACTGCTTTCTTTAAACGTGTTGTTGAAATCCTTAAAACTGAGGGTATCGAGCATGATCAAAAAGCAGTAGCGAGTCTTGTGGAGCGATATTTCCCTGACTTCCGTAGAGTGTTGAATGAACTTCAGCGATATTCGGTAAGTGGTACAATCGACAGTGGCGTCCTAGTAAATACCTCTGACGAATCGTATACTAATCTCTTTAAACTTCTGAAGGAAAAGAACTTCACAGAAGTCCGTAAATGGATTGCTAAAAATTCAGATCTAGATACAACAGCTTTGTTTAGCGAGTTGTTCAATAAAAGTAATGATTATCTTGTACCAGAATCGATTCCTCAATTGGTTTTGATTCTTGCAGACTATCAATACAAAGCAGCATTTGTTGCAGACCACGATCTGAATAAGACTGCAGCATTTACAGAGATTATGGCTAACTGTAAGTTTAAGTAGGGGAGTTAATATGGCTAGTCCCTTTGACTTCCTTAATAGTATAAACTCTACCAAGAAAAACCTATTAGAAGAGGATCCACTTGCAATAAAAAACTATACACCATTTATGGTGAATAGAGGATTATCTTATTTCCCAGATACAGTATTATATGCGAACGAAATGAATCGCTTTATCGAGATTCCTCGTGAATGGCAATTTTCATTTTTACTAAATACTATTACCAGAAGAAAACGATATTCGAAATGGTTCAAAGCTGATGCCAAAACGAAAGAAATTGAACTGGTGATGGAATACTATGGGTATTCCACCGAGAAAGCAAGGAATGTTGTTGATTTGTTAACTGAAGATCAATTGCTTGCTATTGAAGAAAAACTTAATAAAGGTGGAAAGAAATAAAATGTCTAATGAGATGATCTATTACGATTGGACTCCTGAGTCCATGCTTGAAGTGAGTCTACCTGAACCAGATAATTTTCTAAAGGTCAGAGAAACACTAACAAGAATTGGCATTGCGTCAAGAACCGATAAGAAACTTTATCAATCTTGTCACATTTTGCATAAACAAGGACGATACTTCATCGTTCATTTTAAAGAACTATTTGCTCTTGATGGTAAAGAGTCAAATATTACTATAAATGATGTTGAACGTCGTAACACTATTGCTAATCTTCTGTCAGATTGGAATCTATTAAAAGTTATGGATTCTACTAAGGCAGAACCTAAAGCATCCCTATCACAAATCAAAGTGTTAACGCACAAAGAAAAAGGTGAGTGGGAACTTGTACCGAAATATAATATCGGTAAAAAGAAGTAAAACCATTAGGTGAAACTAATGAATTCCCTTAGTTGTTTTTGAGGGTTGTTGTACTAAGTATTAATGTACTCATTTTGAGTGCGCTCCTCAATCGAGATCTGCTTCGGCTCTCTCGAGATATGTGAGAAACATTTTTAGGAGATAATACCATGTGGACAAAACCAACAGCAACTGAAATGCGTTTCGGATTTGAAATTACTATGTACGTATGTAACAAGTAATTACAAGGTATTCCAAAAACGAATACCAACCGAGCGAAAAAAGAATACTTTAGGGACTTGACATTTTATGAAGAGTCCCTAAATATACCTGTATAGAATATGATTGTATTCTATGCAAACCCCAGATGCCCTTGTGGATCTGGTTTTTATAAACAAACCTTGCTTAATAAGGAGGCAATACTATGTTGAACTATATCAACAACACTCTGGACAGCATTTCAACTGCTGCCAAAAAATTTGTCGAAACATTTACTTTCGACAGCAAACTAAAATCAATCGCCCACGATCAGATCGATGCTAATACTGCATATGCGAAAGCTACTGCACGTGTTACCGATACAGTTGTATCTGAATTTGCGAAAGGAGTAAAATAATATGACACTCCCTAGCATTTTTGGAAACTTCAAAGACTTTGATCGAGTATGGGTTGGATTTGATGAGCAATTAGAAAGAATGCACGAGATGCATGATATGATTGCTAAAAACATTCCCAACTATCCACCTTATAATCTTAAGAAAGTGGATGAAAACAAATACGTCATCGAGATGGCAGTAGCTGGCTTTGCAAAAAGCGACATCGAAGTAACAATCGATGATGGCAAACTGGTCATCGAAGGTAAAGTAAAAGAAGACACTGAGGACAAAAAAGATGAACTATTCCTATTTCAAGGTCTAGCAAATCGTGCGTTCAAACGTGCCTTTACATTATCTGATCACATCGAGATCAATAATGCAGAATATCTAAATGGTATTCTAAAAGTAGTCTTGGAAAAAGTAATTCCAGAACACAAAAAACCTAAGAAGATCGACGTTAAGTAAATCTTAATTTGGAGGTGGGGAGTTCGCTCCCCATCTCTTTTTACATTTAGATTTAGATTTACCTGCAAGAAAAAATAAAGTATAATGTATATTGTGGATGAATAGTAGCGAGAGTGAAGTCCATCCACATTTTATTAACACACAAACACACAGGAGAAAAATCATGGCTAAACCTATGACACCTTTTGAAATACGTCTCGACCTATTAAAAATGGCTAAAGAGATGTTGGAATCAGATTGTTACGCAAAGCGACAAGCAGCAGATAACAAATGGTTTCAAGATGTTGAAATTGCTCGTACTAAAGGCGAAGCAATTCCAGCAACACCAGAACTAGTACCATTCCCTACTGAAGAAAAAATAATCGCTAAGGCACAAGCACTTAACGACTTCATCAGTAATGGGTAATTAATAGGAGAGAGGGGAGCAATCCCCTCTCATTGACTTATGGACATAAACTTAATATACGTTATTTTACTGGCAGTAATCTTTCTTGGACTATTTGCTGCTCCCTACTATACAATCAAAACAATTTTTCTAATTTGTATGATTGGATTTCTTATTGGATTCCTTACAGGGTGCCAATCAGAGAATTGGAGTTTCACACCAAACGCAAAGATAAAAACAGATGAAATATCAAGAGACAAACCAACCAAAGGAATTGAAATCGAAGAAGTCCAAGGACAAATCGAATACAAATTCTAAATACTGTATTTACGATACAGCAATGAGATTTTGCTTATTGTTAAAAGATTGTAAATGCAAAAAATATTAATGAATGGAGAAACACGTGATCAAGATTCTACAACTAGCTAACGCAATGGAAATTATCTCAGAGATTGATGAACCAATCGCTGGAGAAATTCATGCTTCAAATCCTGCAATCATTATGCGTCAAATGCAGGGAGAAAAAATGGGATTAGGACTTGCTCCTTTTTGTCCATACTCTGACGATAAGAAACCAGTAGTATTTAATCGTGCACAAGTAATTGCAGAGATTACACCAAGCACTGGACTTGTAAATGAATACAATCGTATGTTCGGTTCAGGACTGGTAGTTCCAGAGAAAAAACTTATTATTTAAACTTGACTTTTTCAAATTTTTGTAGTATAATATATTATTAATTTATGGTTGGAGGAAGTTCTTTGTCGTTTTATACTAATGTTCACCAGTGGGGTAACACTTTGCTGGTTCGATCGATCGTCAATGGTCGTCACAAACTTGATAAGATTAACTTCAAACCATCTGTTTGGACTACACAAGGCAAAGGTGATACCGAATACAAAACACTTGATGGTCGTCCTTGTTATGAGATTGAAATAGACTCTATCAAAGAGGCACGTGACTTTGTTGAACGTTACAAAGACGTAGCTGGATTCGAAATCCATGGTCAATTAAACTGGATGTATCAGTGGCTGTGGAAACAGTATCCATCTGACATTCAATGGGATATGGATCAGATCCGTATCTATTCTCTCGATATCGAGACTTCTTCAGAAAATGGCTTTCCGTCTGTCGAGTTAGCAAATGAAGAAGTCCTTCTTATTTCCATTCAAAACTATAACACCAAAGAAATCCTAACTTGGGGTACTCGTCCATACACTGGCGATGCCACCAACTTCACATTTAAAGAATTCAAAAAAGAATCAGATATGCTAATCGACTTTGTTGATTGGTGGAAGAAGAACACACCTGACGTTGTTACAGGTTGGAATATTAACTTCTTCGATATCCCATTCTTGTATCGTCGTATCGCTAGAGTGATTGGCGAAGATTACGCTAAACAATTAAGTCCTTGGAAGATTACCAAAGAACGTGAGATCTTTGTTCGTGGTAACAAAGAGTTTGCTTATGATATCGCTGGAGTAAGTCAGCTTGACTTCCTAGATCTTTATAAGAAATATACTTATACAATGCAAGAGTCTTATCGTCTTGACAATATCGCTAAGGTTGAGTTGGGCGAAGAGAAATTAGATCATACTGAATACGCAACGTTCCAGGAATTCTATCAAAACAATTGGAATAAGTTTGTTGAGTATAACGTTCACGACGTTGTGTTGGTTGACAAACTCGAAGATAAAATGCGATTGATTGAACTTCAATTGACTATGGCGTATGGTGGTAAGATTAATTATGAAGATGTATTCTCACAAGTTAGAATGTGGGATATGCTTGTTCATAATCACTTACGTGAAGACAATATCATTATCCCTCCGAAAAAATCTAATAGCAAATCCTCTCAATATGAGGGTGCTTATGTAAAAGATCCATTGGTTGGTATGCATAAGTGGATTGCTTCATTTGACTTGAACTCTCTATATCCACATTTGATTATGCAATATAATATCTCACCTGAAACTCTTTTGCCTTATGGTGAAAAGTCTGGTGTTGAACATTACCTACGTAACAAAGCAGAACCACAAACTGATGTAGCTGTTGCTGCAAATGGTAGTTGTTATCGAAAAGATAAGATTGGTGTATTCCCTAAGATTATGGAAGATCTTTATCGTGAGCGAACAGTAGCGAAAAAAGAAATGCTTGCTGCTGAACAACAGTATCAGAATACAAAAGATCCTGCGTATAAAAAGATTATCTCTCGAAAGAACAATCTACAAATGGCGATGAAGATCGCATTGAACTCTGCTTATGGTGCAATGGGTAATGAATGGTTCCGATACTTTGATATTCGTATGGCTGAAGCAATTACAGTTTCTGGTCAGTTATCCATTCGTTGGATTCACGATAAGATGAATGAGTATCTTAATAAGATTATCGGAACGACTGGCGTAGATTATATTATTGCTGTTGATACCGATTCAATTTATGTAACGTTTGAAAAACTAATTGATAAAGTATTTACGGAAGAACAACAAAAAGATACAGCAAAGGTTATTCGTTTTATGGATAAGATTTGCGAAGAGAAGTTTCAACCATTCATTGATGATTGTTATGTTGATCTCGCAAAACGTATGAATGCGTTTGATCAAAAGATGAATATGAAACGAGAAGTATTGGCTGACAAAGGTATCTGGACTGCCAAGAAACGATATGTTCTTTCAGTGCATAACTCTGAGGGTGTTCAATACGCTGAACCAAAATTAAAAGTAATGGGATTGGAGATGATTAAATCTTCAACTCCTCAAGCAATTCGTGAAGCATTGCGACATGCTTTACCAGTTATTCTCCATAAAACTCAATCAGATCTTTACTCCTTTATTAATGAGTTTCGTGAGAAGTATGATACCTTATCGGTCGAGGACATTGCGTTTCCTAGATCGGTAAATGGTATCAAGACGTATGGTGATCCTTCACACATTTATACTAAAGGAACACCATTCCATTGTCGTGGTGCATTAGTTTATAATTATCATCTTAAAGATAAAAAATTAACTAATCGTTATCCATTGATTAAAGAGGGCGAAAAGATTAAGTATGTATTCTTGAAAGTCCCTAACACTGTGCAAGAAAACGTCATTTCTTTCATATCTGAATTACCGAAAGAACTGGATCTTCACAAATACATAGACTATGATATGCAATTCGAGAAGTCTTTTCTAGATGCTTTACAAATCGTTGTCCATCCATTAGGTTGGAAGGTAAGGGAAACAGCTAGTCTTGAAGACTTCTTCTAAAATCCTTGTAAAACCTTGTGAAATAGGTGTTGACTTTTTACAAGAAATGTAGTATAATAGTCGTTGAAAATAAATGAAAGGAACAAATATGTTTAAAAAACTAATCCCTGCTGTAGCACTTATTGCTATGGTGGCAAATCCAGCACTTGCAAATGCAAATAATGGATATTACGCAGTTGTTGAAAACGTTATCAATAACACAAAAACTATTTCAACTCCACAACAAGTATGTACACAACAGCTTGTAACTGAGAGAGTCGATAATCAAGACTTGATTGGTGGTGTTGAGGGTGTTATCGGTGGTATTGCTGGTGGTGTAATCGGTAATCAAATCGGTAAAGGTAATGGTAATCAAATTGCAACTGTACTAGGTGCAATCATTGGTAACAGAGCAATGGCTAAACCTGGAAAACCAGAATACAAACAAGTTGAGAGAATGGTATGTAATACTGTTTACGAAAGTAAAACTCAAACTGTTGACTACACTGTTACTTTAAGGTATAATGGTGTTGTTTGGAATACGACTATGCTTTCTGCTCCACCAATTGGATCGAAAGTAAGAGTAAATGGTATTTCTGTTGGCGAATAATTATATTAATCTAAACTAGGAGTCGTGATGAACTATTTAAAAGACATGGTAAAAAGTCTTGACAATGAGTATGCTGGACTTGCCGATTCAGGCATTGTTGGTGATACTACACAGTTTATCGATACAGGTTCTTATTCTTTCAATGCATTGTTGAGTGGATCAATTTATGGTGGTCTACCTAACAACAAGGTAACTGCATTGGCAGGTGAGTCCAGTACTGGTAAAACTTTCTTTGCTCTAGGAGTTTGTAAAAACTTTCTAGACTCGCATCCAGAGGCAGGTATTTTATACTTCGAATCTGAGGGTGCATTGACTAAAGATATTTTAGTCGAACGTGGAATCGATCCAAAGCGATTTGTATTAATTCCAGTTACAACTATTCAAGAATTTAGAACTTCAGCAATGAAGATTCTTGACAATCATCAAAATGTTCCAAAAGATGCTCGTAAACCTATTATGTTCGTTCTTGACTCATTGGGTATGCTTTCAACTGAGAAAGAAGTCCAAGACGTTTCAGATGGAAAAGATGTTCGTGATATGACTCGTGCACAACTTGTGCGTGGTGCATTCCGAGTGTTGTCATTGAAACTTTCTAAACTTGACGTACCTATGATTGTAACAAATCATACATATGATGTAATTGGTTCTTATGTTCCAACTAAAGATATGGGTGGTGGTGGAGGATTGAAATATGCTGCATCAACTATCGTGTTCTTAAGTAAGTCTAAAGACAAAGACGGAACAGAAGTAATTGGTAATATCATTAAATGTAATCTACAAAAATCTCGTTTCACTAAAGAGAACTCAAGATGTGAATCTAAACTTAACTTCAAAACAGGTTTAGATCGTTATCACGGATTGACTGATCTTGCAGTTGAAGCAGGTATTTGGGAGTCGTCTGGTGGACGTATTACTGTTGATGGTAAAAAAGTTTTTGGTAAAAACATTGCACAAAATCCAGAACAATTCTTTACTGATGAAGTAATGAAGAAATTGGATGTTTATGTTGGCACCAAATACAAATATGGTACAGGTGATGTTGTCGAAACAGAAGTGGAAGAGACTCTTGAAACTGAAGAATAATACACCTATCAATGCCGAGTTTATCGAGCAGGTTGAGGAAACTCAGCCTGTTCTTCAAACTAATAAAGGGGAGATGCCAGCATTCCCTTTACTTTCTAAAGATTCGTTTGAATCCGAAGAGGCATATTTAAAAGCAAAAGATGATTATGAAAAGGGACTCACTCATTTTCCTGGAGTCCCACATGAAGTATTAAAAGAATATGGCAATACAGGTTTTAATAAAATACGCTTTACTGCAGGATTATTAGAGGGTATAATAGTCTCTTTTGGTAGAGTTAATTTTAACACAGAAGACAATGGTGAAATTAAGTTATCATTCGACTATGAAACGGATGGTAAGCCAAAGTATCGAATGGTTCACAAGGAAGAAATGGAAAAGCTACTTGGGGACTTTTTAATGTCACTGATCGAAGAAGAGATGCGTACTAAAAAAGCAATCTTCCAAGGTGGCAAAGATGAAATGGAGAAATATATTAATGACGAGAATAGAAACAACAATCCTGAAGAATCTGATTCACGATGAGGAATATCTACGTAAGGTAGTACCACATTTATCAGACAAATACTTCGGTGATCAAATTGAAAAAGCAATCGCTGAGAACATCATCGAATTCTTTGGTAAGTATAACAAAGCACCAACACAAGAAATCCTAGCAATCGAACTAGGTAATCGTAAGGATCTATTCCAAGACGATTTCAAAAAAGCAACTTCTTATATTGATAAACTTACACCTGAAACAACTAACAAAGATTGGTTGATTGATGAAACTGAAAAGTGGTGTAAGAATCGAGCAGTCTATAATTCTATTATGGATTCAATTAAGATTATTGATGGTCGTGATAAGCAACACAATCAAGATGCCATTCCTCATCTATTACAAACAGCACTTGGTGTATCCTTTGACAAATCTGTAGGGCATGATTATATTGACGACTATGAAGCACGATACGAATTCTATCATCGTGTTGAAGAAAAGATTCCATTTGATCTAGACATGTTAAACACCATTACACGTGGTGGATTATCTAAGAAAACTCTAAACATTATCCTTGCAGGTACTGGCGTTGGTAAGTCACTCTTTATGTGTCACCATGCAGCATCAGTTCTAATGCAAGGTAAAAACGTATTATACATATCTCTAGAGATGGCTGAAGAACGTATTGCTGAACGTATCGATGCAAATCTATTGAATCTTGGTATGGATGAATTGAAAGTAGTTGATAAAACTATCTTCGGTAATCGTGTTAAAAAGATTTCTGATAAAACACAAGGTAAGTTGATCGTTAAAGAATATCCAACTGCGAGTGCACATTCTGGTCACTTCCGTGCATTACTTGAAGAATTGAAAATGAAAAGAGACTTTACGCCAGATATCGTCTTTATTGATTATTTGAATATTTGTTCTTCACAAAGATTGCGTGCAGGGGGAAATATTAATTCTTATACATATGTAAAGGCAATTGCTGAAGAATTGCGTGGTTTGGGAGTAGAGTATAACGTACCTATCGTTTCTGCAACTCAAACGACAAGATCTGGTTATACCAATACTGATTTGGGATTAGAAGATACTTCTGAATCGTTTGGTTTACCTGCAACTGCTGACTTGATGATTGCTCTTATTTCTACTGAAGAACTAGAGGAACTTGGTCAGTTAATGGTTAAACAATTGAAGAATCGATATAACGATCCATCTTATTATAAGAGATTTGTAATTGGCGTTGATCGTTCGAAGATGAAATTGTTTAATGTAGAATTATCGGCTCAACAGAATATTGCAGATAGTGGGCAAGGTAAACAAAAAGAAGAGAAGTCTTTATTTGATCAATCCCCAATCGGTAAGAGATTGGCTACTGAAGGATTCAAATTTTGATTGCAACAAATAATAGTGTATAATACTAATAAACAAAGAACGAAAGAGAAAAAACAATGGTAAAAACTATCACAGCACCTATCAAATATGATGCTGAACATCTAGTTGGACAGTTTGTTGACGAGTCCCACTATGATACTCTGATTGAAGAGGATTGTGATTTTTATGCGCCAACTCCAGTTGGTGAAGAAAATAGCGAAGAAAATATTATTTTCAAGTTTCGTAAAAATTACTTCACGAAAGAAGAACAAGATACTGCTTACGCTGGTTTGCGTGAAGCAGCAGTAGAAACTCAAAATCGTGGTATGGCAGCAGGACCAAAAGCTGGTTCTCTTGGCAATCGTGAATGGGTTACTGAATACCAAATGGAAATTATGGATGCGTTTTGCAAACCTACAGAAAATCTATTTGGTGTAGATCGTATCGACGAGATTAAGAATAAGTATGGTGACAATCGTGCATCTGCTCCATCTTCTCGTGGAGTTGTTTGGTCAATTAACCGAACTAAAGATGAAGGATTCGAATTTGATGCATGGGTTGAAGACACTCGTAAGATGTCTCAAGATGATGCAAAGACAGAATCTGAGCGAGTATTGAAGCAGTTGGTATGTGCCACTACTTATGCTAACTCAGTATTCTCAGGTATCGCTGGATTCTTTGATCGTTATCCTCGTATTCCATGGGGACGTCCAACAGCATTTACTGAAAAGAATCAAGCCAAGTATGAAATGGCATTCCCATTCCTACAACATTTGAGTAAGGGATTCAAAGATCTATTACCTATTCGTTATGGTAAGCAAATTGCTGCATGCGAAAAACTAGATTCAAAATTTGTTATTCCTGGAACACCATTCACTACTGTCACAGTAAATAAAACTTTTAGAACTGCTGCACACCGAGATGCTGGAGATTTGAACGATGGATTCTCGAACCTTACTGTTGTCTCTAATAATGGTAAGTATGTGGGTGGTTATCTCGTCTTTCCTGAGTTTCGTGTTGCAGTAAACATTCGTCCTGGAGATCTACTTCTTGTGAACAATCACGAGGGTATCCATGGCAATACTGAAATGACAGCTGAAGAGGGAGCAGAGCGTATATCATTCGTTTGTTACTTCCGTGAGAAAATGCTAGAACTTGGTTCTTGGGATTACGAAATGACTCGTAAACAGTTTGTTGAAGATCGTAAGAATAACAAAGAGCATCCTCAACAAAAGCATTTGTGGAATGGCGTAAGCGAAGGTATGTGGGAAAGTCAAGAGTGGTATGATTATCTAACAGAACGATTGGGTGAGAATACTGTAATGACTTATCATCCTAATGCTGTTAAGTCTTCACTTGAGGCATTCTTTTAATGTGCGCAATCGTTGGTATCTCAATCAAAGGTATAACACCTCAACAAGAATTACGTGTAGAACGATTAATTCGTGAAGCAATGATTCGTGGTAAACATGCCACTGGAGTTAGTTATATCCAAAAAGGTAAACTACAATCTATAAAAGAACCTATCCCTGCAGATGAATTTATGCAGAAGTATCCAATCGACAACTTTGTTGATTTAGATGGATGGAAACGTGATCTCTTTATGATTGTTCATTGCAGATATTCAACGTCAGATATTAAATACAACCAACCCTTTTTCAATAAGAGTTTTTCACTAGCACACAATGGTGTGATTAGTCAAGAACTACCAGAGAATTGGGAAAAACTGTATGGCTTTAAATGTGAGACCAAGAACGACAGTGAACTACTCTTTCACACTGTCGTTGCTGGTCAATCACCACTTAAAGTTTGGCAGGAATCCTCAATTGCAGCAGTAGAATTATATGATAATTACAATCTTCGTTTTTATCGTAATGGTCGAAGACCACTGCACTTGACTGATATTGGTACTGGGTATATAATTACTTCTACGAAAGATATTGTTAAACGATCAGGATTTGATATTATAGATGAACAGGAAGTTGTTCCTGGAACTTATTTTAATCTTGAGAAAGACCATACTATGTCGTTTGAAGATTCAGGAGTGAAAATAGATGACTTACAATAAAGAAAATTTTACATGGGGTTATGAAGTAGAATGGGGCGATATCGATCGTCGTCTAACTATCCCTGCAGATCTCGGTAAGTGGGAATATGCAGAAACTGATATTGTTAATCTACACGAACCTTTCCAATATATTGCTTGCGATCCACTAGGTGAAGAACCATATATGGGTGGCGAAGTAAATATGATGCCGACTAAAACTTGGCAAGAACAAGTAGATCGTATTATCGACCTACGAGAGTTTTTCAAATACCACGGAAACCAACCTACTGCGTCTTGTGTTAATCACGGACATCTACACGTTTATGTTCCTGGATTGAAAGATGACATCGGTGCTCTTAAGAAACTGATTGCTTATATCAAAGCAAATCAAAATGCAGTAATTGAACATTGTTATGGGTTTTACGATCATCCAGAAATGAAGAACAGTAAAGGTGCAAAGATGTATCTTAAGTTTGATGGTGGTCGTCCAATGCCAGATTATATGTGTGACAATATTATTAATCTTGCTACCGACTTTGATCATTTTATTAAACTCCATGCTGCAGGTAAAGATGGTGTGTCAATGGGTAGACCATTTAGATTCGCTATTAATACCTATTGTATGAAACATACTGGAACAATTGAGTTTCGTTGTTTCCGATCTACAACTGATACACAACAGATTAAAGATCAGTTTAAATTTGCTGAGAAGTTTGTTGATGCAGCATTGAACGATGGACCAAGTGTAGAAAACATTTTATTCGAACAAGGTTATAATTATAACTTTCCTCCATTTGTATGGGACTGGAAAGAATATAATGGTTGGGTAAATACCAAATACGAAAAAGAGCGTGGTAATAAAGTAAGAGAATACCATGAAGTTGCATAAAGTAACAAGAGAGCAATTCGTTTCAGCAATCACTGATGATCCTGCTGATAAGTTTGCGAAAACTTTTGTTGCGAAAGCCAATATGCAAGAGCAGTGGGAGTGTGGCTCTCATCATCTTTGTATGGGTTTATGGGATGAAGATAAACTAATGGGTGCTATTATTACTTCTATCTCTAAACGAGATCCAAAGGTAGCCAATCTACAATTACTACATACATTTGCTGCATATCGTGGTAAAGGTGTAGGTAAAACTCTTTCATTAGACAGTTTACGTTATGCGATACACGAGAAAGCACAATACTTCCGTGTCAGTGCAGAGATACCAGCAATAGAATTTTATAAGAAAATTGGCTTTGAAATGCTAGGAGAACAGAAGTCTGGATGTCAACTAAGTATGTTCAAAGTTAATCCAGAAATGAAATCCTTTGAAGAGGGTGATTACGATATTAATGATGCAACAATCTTCAACGCAGTATATAAAAAAGGTAAAGGTGGTTGTGTTAAAGTTTTCAAAGAAACAGAATCACTTTTTGGGTAGGCAATGAACCAGTATTACTTTCATCTTTCAATACCAGAAATAAAACATCCTTTAAATGAAGTAGGACAGAAATGGTTTGATGCTCTTAAAGGTGGGCATTGGAACATTCCTCGTGAATATATCTCTAACGATTTAATTAAATTTGCACCAAAGGTTGGATTGCAATTCTTTGATGCAGAAGTCTTCAGTCTTCCTGCAAACTATCAATTACAAATTCACGTAGATGCTACGAATATGTCACGTAAGTGTAAACTTAATTGGGCATATAGCGAGGGTGAGCATTACAATGTTTGGTATACTCCCAAGAAAACTTGGAGTAGAATAGCTACTGCAGAAGAACAGAGTGATGGTGCATTAGACGATTACTCTTTTGTATTTGAATTAGATGAAGTGGATGAAGTAGCAAGGACTGTACTAAAGAATCCTACTGCTGTAGTAAGTGGTCAACCACATAGTGTGATTACTACGACACATCCAAGAAAGTCTATCTCTGTTACTCTTATGCCAAAGGGAACAATTCCATTCGAAAAAGATTGGGGTATTCCTATTGACGAAATGAGAAACTATTTGAAAGACTACATTATTAATGACTGATTTCCGTGAACAAAAAAATCGACGTGAAGCATTTATCAGATGGTATGCTTGGTCGATAAAATATAAAGATTGTGATCCATCAGTTTGGATGACAAACTATCTAAACGATAGATACGAACATAATACTGAAGAAAGGTTTTGGTTGTGTTGGCTATACGGAAATACATATTATCTGCCAACCTCATGGGTACTAAAAAATGAATTTCCTGACTACGAACTTGCAACAATTGACAGACTCAATTGGTGGAATAGTGAAAACTATAAACGACTACGTTATCAAACAGATACAAAATATAACAAAGGACATCTCCCACAGATGTTCGAATCTTACCAAAGAGAAATTGGTAAATCTCTTCAATCCAAGTACTTTGAAAACTTATTGGGAGACAATGAAACAGATTCCTTCCACAGAGTATGGGAAACTGTCAAAAAGAACTTTCATAAATTTGGTAGATACACTACTTGGTTTTACATGCAACATTTGTATTCTACTTGTAATCTCCCTGTGGTTCCTAACACTCTTTGGTTTTCTGATCATTCTGGGAGTAGGAGTCATCGTAATGGTTTTCTTTTTGCACTTGGAAGAGAAGATCTTATCGACGAGAAACTGGATACAAAACAAACAGAGTGGCTCGAATCTGAAGGGAAGTCTTTCCTCGAAGAAATGAACAGACGTTATCCAGAGTATAAAAAAGATATTAACTTTTATACAATGGAAACTTGTCTATGTTCGTTTAAGAAAATCTTCCGTGAACACCATGGACGTTATCTTGGTTATTACCTAGATCGTCAAGCAGAAGAAATCTCTCAAGTCCAAAGTGATGGATGGTATGGTATTGAGTGGGACGTATTATGGCAAGCACGAAGTGAAATGCTAGATCCTCGTCTTATCGATAAACGAGGTATCAATAAAGAAAAGTTTGCAAATTTTATTAATACTGGATCAATGGATCGTTTGGAATGGATGTATGATGATGTATCCTCAAATCAATTCTTTTCTCTAGAAAATGCCTTGCAATATTAATTGTAGTATAATTATATGAAGAAAACGAAAACTTACATACATGTCAACCAACACGTTATACGAGCAAATAAAAAGAATGGGACGTCAGATCCTGTTATTACTGTCAAGCAAGGACGAAAGAACACTTATTGTTCAGAGGTTAAAGTCCTTGGTCCATGCACCATTGTTTATGGGGGTAATGATAAACCTATTCTTTCTTGTGGTGCTAGGGTTGTTATATTAACTGAATCGGAAGTGGAGATAATTAAATGAGTTTAAAACTAATTGGAATAGTCGGCATGCCAGGAACTGGTAAAACTACGTTGATGAAAGAGTGGATGGCAAAACGAGAGTGGACAAAAGACACTCCAGTTAAATTGCTTGATAGTCTAATTAGTGGCGACATTCGCTTATTTGGTAAGTATGAAGAGGGTGATACCTTTGCTGGTACAGATAAACTCTCTATGGCTGTCCAACCTGCAGCACTAGAATACATACGTATGCCTACTCACGATGTTAATATATTCGAGGGAGATCGTCTAACTTCCTTTGCTTTCTTTAATGAAGCAGTTAAAGAGGGTTATGATGTTTCTATTATCGTTCTAAAAGTATCTGATGCAATTCGAGAGCAACGTTATAAAGAGCGTGGATCCGACCAATCAGAAACCTTTATTCAAGGACGTAGAACTAAGATCGAGAATATCATTAATAGGTTTAGTGGCTCTCCATTGACTGGAGATCCCTCTCTTGTCACAGAGTTCGAACACTCTACACCTGAAGACACACAAAAAATCATTGCCCATATTGAATCTTTGCTCTAGTTTGCAAGGATTGCCTTTTCCTAAATAACTTTGGGACGTCTAATTCTAGTTTCTATTAAAAGGAGTCGACGATGGCAAAGGTTTATACCAGAGGTGGAAGTACCTCTCAGAAAAAATACTTGCAATCTTTAACAGAGTACGCATTACCACTACTGATGTCGAAAAGACTAGCAAACACGCTAGAGATTACCTACAGAATAGTTCCAAATCTATACACTAAATATGATATAATGGGTGACGCATGGTCGCAAGACGATGGACGTTATCCAAAAGAATTTATAGTTCGACTAGACGCATCACTACCTTTACGTGATTTTCTAGAGACTGCATCTCATGAGTTAGTCCACGTTAAACAATGGGCAACTAATCAAATGAGAGATTACGAAAAGAGTGAAGAGATCACTCGTTATAATAGCAAAAAGATTAACACTAACAAAGTAGACTACTGGGATCTTCCATGGGAAATTGAGGCACATGGTCGTGAAGTGGGCATTTTTATTAGATGGGTTCAGCATGCTAAATTAGAAAACCGACAATGGGCTAAATGGAAGAGTAAATGATAAAATCCTCGCCGACTGCACAACGTGCGATTATTAACTATTTTAAAACAAAATTAAAAACTGAAGCTGGAGTCAAGTTAGTTGAATCTAGTAGAGGTGGTGCTCATTTACGATTTAATTATGCAGGCGACGTTTCTAAACTACTTAAAAAACATCACAATGTAGAGATTCGTAATAGTGATCAATCGATTTCTGGAACATTTACTACACAAGAAATTATTCTTAAAGAAAAGATCGGTGGTGCTGCAGTAAACGATGGTGCTTATCTTGTTGTTACTACGTCAAGCAAGGGTGTTCTCTCTACTAAAAATTTAACTCCAGACGAATTAAAACTTCCTGGAGTCCATAAGAAAAATACATTTAAGAAAGATGTTATTGCTGGACTTAAAGCAAGTGGTTCTCCAGTTAACATTAGAGAATTTTGTAAAGATCTACTCGATGCCTCAGAAAGATCTGATGGTAAAATCGAAAGTGAGTTTATGGATAGTATTAGCAACAGTGATATTACTACTATTGCTAAAAACTTTGGTGAGATCTCTGGTGCATTATGGTATATGACTCACTATAATAAAAAAGCCACTGCTGTAGAATATCCAAACGAAAGTAACTTTCCTCTTGTAGATTATTTTATTCACGAAGACAAAAAGAAAATCGCAGTATCAGCAAAAGCCAATGATGGTGCTCCACCAAGTATTAATGCAATTGCTGATGTATTAAGAAAAAAGAAATATACTGATAGTAAAAAGGAAGACGCAAGGAAAGCAATTATTGCTATTAGCGATTCTTCTACTGTAGATGGTATTATTAATGCCTCTAAAGAATTGAGTACTGATGGGTATAAATGGGTAAGTAAAGAATTTAAAAAGGGACAAGTGTTTACTGCTGCAGATTGCGAAACGTTTCTGTCCTCGTATAAGTCTGGTAAATCAGTATTTGCAGAATTAGAACCATTGTATAAATTAATTGGTCGTGCTGCATCATTAGACATTATTGAACGAACAATGAAAGCCAATGGTAAGCGATGGGGATTTATCATCTCTCCAATGGGCTATGCTTTGGTCGATCAGCTAAATAAGACAGAGAAGTATATAGAAGTCTTAAACGATGCTGCAAAAGAGATCCAACTAGAACAGCTATACATTAAGATCAAGTTAAGTCAGAAAGCAGTGTCTTACGAAGTCAAGTTATTTGGTACTTCGAAGTTCAAATTCGAGTACAATGCGAACGCTGGGCAACCCTCTTTGAAGAAAATTTCCTTCAAAATGGAGAAATAACCCTACTTTTTTGAGGGTTTTTTCATAAGTTGTTGTATTTGCAACAAAAAAAGATTGAAAAAAAGAGCAAAAAAAGCAAAATAGTTGTTGACTTTCTTGCAACTTTATGGTATAATAGCAGTATGAAAATTGAAAAGGAAACTGAAATTATGACTACTGCGACTCTTATCCATGCTGCTTTTTCTGATTTACCTACTGTTGTTGCTGAGATCTACGTTGGCGACTGGACTGGTGAAAAAGCATTGAACTACGTTTATCGTGCGACTCAAAATATCGAAGGATCTTGGTCGAAAGGTAAAAGTTTTGAATTCAATGGTCAGACTTATGAGAATGAGGACTACGATGACAACATCACTGTTCTTGTTCCTCTGAAAACTGGCAAAGATGGTAACGTTTATGGTTTGCGTTCTACTTCGATGGGTGATCGAATCATCCTTGGTGGTAAGATTTATGAAGTTGCTGCTGTTGGATTTAAGGAGGTGGCATAATGGTTGACACTACCTTTGACAATAGGCACGGAGGTGCTTTTGATCGTGGGTGTGCTGACAGTTATTACAGACGTCCTCGAAACCCTCATTACTTTGAAGGTAAATCTTTTCAAAGTAATATCGTTTGGAAAGATAAACTGACTGATGAAGAGATTCAGGCATACCATGCAGGTTATGATTATAATGATGAAATGAACAATCACAAAGACTGGGGAATTTAATAAGTGGCATTCGGATTTAAAGATTATTTAAAAGAACAGAAAAATACTCACATGGAGCATCTAGAGGATCTAGTGTTCAATGAGGGTATGGTTGGTACAAACAAAGCCATTAAATTCCTAGAGGATCTCTTGGGAATGCTTTCTGGTAATGCGACGACTAAAGTATCTGCCACTGTAAAGTGGGATGGTGCTCCTGCTATCTTTGCTGGTATTGATCCACGAGATGGCAAATTCTTCGTAGCGAAGAAAGGTGTCTTCAATAAAGATCCTAAAGTTTACAAGACTGCTGCAGATATTAATGCTGACGTCTCTGGCGATCTTGCTGCAAAATTAAAAGTAGCATTAGTTGAATTAAAGAAACTTGGTATTACCAAAGGTGTATTCCAAGGCGATCTAATGTTTACAAAATCAGATTTAAAAACAGAAAAAATTAATGGTGAGTCTTATTTGACTTTCCACCCTAACACTATTGTATACGCTGTTCCTCTTAAGAGTAATCTAGCGACACAAATTAAAAAAGCAAATATGGGTATCGTTTGGCATACCTCCTACGAAGGATCTTCATTTGAAACAATGAAAGCATCTTTCGGTAAAACTATTATGAATAAGTTAAAATCGTCTCCAAGTGTTTGGATGGACGATGCTAACTATAAAGATTATAGTGGTACAGCTACCTTTACCAAAGCTGAAACCACAGCAGTAACAAACGAAATTAAGAAAGCAAAGGCTCTTTCTTCTAGTTTGAATACTAAAATGGTAGATGACATTCATAAAGATGAAGCACTACTGACACATATTAAGACTTATAATAATACCAAAGTAAGAGAGGGTGAAGAAATTACAAACATTGCAGCACACGTTGCTGGGTTGTTTCATTATATTCACGATAAATATCAAAAAGAAATTGACTCCAAAAAGACTGACAAATCGAAGTCTTCTTGGGAAGAAAAACGTAAGAATGTATTAAAGTATTTCTCGGCACACGATCAAAATGAGATCGTTAAAATCTTCGAACTAACTAATCTTTTGACTTCCATCAAAAGTGCAGTTATTACCAAGATGAATCAAGCTGGTCATATCAATACATTCTTGAAAACTACAGACGGATTTAAGGTTACTGGAGTTGAGGGATTTGTAGCTATTGACCACCTCTCTGGTAATGCTGTAAAGATTGTAGATAGGCTCGAATTTAGCAAATCTAACTTCTCTCCTGACATAATTAAAGGGTGGCAGAAGAATTAAGATTACTAAATAAGAGTGTATTAAACTAAATCGATGGACAAAAGAAATGAAGAACTTTAAAAACTTATTACAAGAACTACCTGCAAAAAAGATAGTTATCGCCTTTGGACGATTTAATCCTCCAACTACAGGGCATGAACTACTCGTCAACAAGACGACTCAATTTGCATCACGCAACAACATCCCCCATCGTATCTACGTTACGCACACTGAGGACAAGAAGAAAAACCCTCTTCCTCAAAAGCGTAAGATATACTTCATGCAACGAATGTTCGGTAAAGGTGCTAATCTAGTTGGCACTGGAAACGATGTTCGTACTATCATCGAAGTTGCAAAACATTTAGAAAAAGAAAAATTCACAGATTTAGTCCTCGTCGCTGGTAGCGATCGAGTCCCTCAGTATCGTAAACTACTTGAACAATACAATGGTAAAGAATACAAATTTAACTCAATCGAAGTTGTGTCTTCTGGTAAAAGGGATCCAGACTCGGAACAAGCAGACGGAATGTCAGCAACAAAAATGCGTGAAGCAGCAAAAGCTGGCAAGTTTGTTGATTTCAAGAGAGGCATCCCAGCGAAAATGACAGTCGCTGATGCTAAGCGTATGTTCAATGAAGTAAGATTGGGTATGGGTTTAGATCCTATCAAAGAAGAAATTAATTTCGAAACTTCAGATATTAGAGAGAAATACATCAACGAAGAAATCTTCGCTATTGGTTCTGTTGTAGAAGACAGCAATGGCGTATATGAAGTAGTTGATCGTGGTGCTAATTATGTCACTGTCGTTAATGAGAGTGGTGCAATGAGTAAGAAATGGTTACACCAAGTTGTAGAAGTTGCTACTGCAAAAGAAGCACAACCTATTCTACAAGAAGACTCTACTGAAGTTGAGTATAAAGGATACAAAACGAATAACTTCCATATGTGTCCTATTGCGAAAACCGAATTTTTAAATCTTTTTAAAAAAGAAAAAGATCCTGTTGCAGTACTGAATGCTCTTAAACTAACTGAAGAGTATTTAAGTATAGAGTCTGCAGCAGAAGAACGTGGGTATGCTACACAATCTGATATCGACAGATTCCAAGTGATTCAATTAAAAGCATCAGAATCTCTTAAGAAAATCGATGAGTTAGACAATCACGATTACATGAAGATCCATAGCGATGCTATGTCGAATCTTCTAGAACAAAATAAAGGCAAGGACGAAATGATAGAAGAACAAATGAAATTTAGTTCGGCTGATCGGATCAAGGTTGCACGAATCATCGGTGGTGCTCTTGGTGTCAGCGAACCAGAAAAACAGGGTAATCCTACACAGCTAGTTAATATGGGATTACGTAAAATTAGAACAAAAAGAATTACTCCAGAATTTGCTGCGATTGTAGACAAGATGTTAAACACTGCACGTATTGCTGGAATCGATTATGACGACAGTTTAATGCCAGCTACAATGAAACAAATGAAAGCACGACAAGATAAAGATATGAAAGAGGGAGTAGTTTCTGATCGTACTAAAGATCAAATTGCTCGAGAAAAAGAACAAGACAAATTGAAGCATAAAAATATGATGGATCGTGCTAAGGAGCAAGATAAGAAAATGAAAAAAGAAGAAAAACGATACACAGTTATCGCAATGACTGAAGACAAACAACGAGTGGTGAAAAATATCCTTGCCTCATCACAAGAAGAAGCTAAGTCTATTGTTGAAGCTGAAGGTATCTACAAATCAGTTATCGTAAGTCAACAAGGTAAGATTGAAGAAGTTAAGAAACCATCTGTTGAGAAAACAGACACTTCATCTACCTTTAACATTGCTAAGTCTATTATGTCTTATGATGACTTTAAGAAAATGTTAAAGATCCAAGGTGGAATTAAAAAAGACGAATCAACTTTTGAAGGTAAAAATGAGTTTGGTGTAATCGTTAAGAAACGAGGACATCATCCTGACGGAACAGAGATCGAAGACGATCCACATCCAGATCATAACCCTGCAAATATTCACGAGCCAAACCCACGTAAACGTCGTGCTGATCAGTACGATATGATGGACTCAGTAGAGTTAGATGGTGAAGTGCTTGAAGAAGGACGTATGAAAGAAATTTCAATAGATATGAAAGATCTATCTGCTGCAGAGTTCTTACAAAAGTATAAAAAAACAAAAGCTGAACTGCAAAAAGCATTAAGTGGTGGAATTAAACAAGAGGCACGTCCAACTGATGGAGATCCAGAAAAGGATTACCTATCAGATAGAGAAATGGAAGATATCATTTCTAGATACGACGATGATCTTGATCCACTAGATGACGAAGATTTACTTGATCTTTACGATGACGATGAATTAGAAATCGTTGACGAAGAAGATGAAGTAGTATCAGAGTCAGTATTGTTTGAGGGCGAAGAAGTACAAATGAATGAAGTGCTTTCTCGTACTGAACGTATTAAGGCACGTGTTCGTTTAATGAAGACTCGTGCAAAACGTCAACGTAATTTAAAGATTGCTCTTAAGAAACACTCTTCAACTCAAGTTATTAACAGACGTGCAAGACGACTAGCAATCAAAGCTATCAAACAACGTCTATTCAAGAAACCTGCTAATAAAATGTCAGTGGGTGAAAAAGAAAGAGCAGAAGCAAGAATTAAAAAATTGTCACACATTGTTAATCGTGTTGCAATGAAACTTGCTCCTAAAGTTAGAAGGATGGAAAAGAAACGTCTTTCAAGCCGAAGGACTAAATAATAACATGGCTGTTAAATCGTTTAAAGACTTTTTAGATGAAGTTGCTAATCAATTTCCGCACTCACAGCAGTTCGAACATTTAGATTGTGGAACTGGTAAGTGTTGTGGGGATTGCCAAGAAGAGACAGATTCTATTCTCTGGGAAGAAGTCCTAGAAGAATCTGAGTATCAAGGTAAGAAAGTAACTTTAAATAAACCATTTCGTGCTAGTGGTGGCAAGAAGAAATTCTATGTCTACGTTAGAAACGATAAAGGGAATATTATTAAGTTAGGGTTTGGTGATCCAAATATGGAAATCAAACGAGACGATCCAGCAAGACGTAAAGCATATCGATCAAGACATGGTTGTGATAATCCTGGACCAAAATGGAAAGCCAACTATTGGTCTTGTAAGATGTGGAGCGCAAAACCAGTAAGTAAAATAACCTAAGGAGTGATTATAAAATGACACGTGAAGAAATATCTTTAGCAATTGTGGAAGCAATTAAGAAGATTACTATGAAAAGCGATATCGAGATTCATGGTGATACGGATCTAAGGAATGATGTTGGTATTGACAGTTTAGATACTGTTGAGTTGCTAATGGACTTAGAAGATAATTACGGAGTGATTATTTCTAATGAAGAGGCAGAAACATTTAAAACTTTAGATGATGTGGTTACAATGGTTGAAGAAAAGTTAAACGACCCAAGTAAGAACAAGGAATAAAAATTAAATGGCTGGATTACATATACTTAAAAACTCGCATCAAGAGGCAATAGTCAAAGTTTATACGACGAGTCCTTCAGGAGAAACTATTGATATTTCTCTACAGAACACTCTAACTTTGCCTACTGAAGTATATGTTACAGGAACAGCACTCACTGATGAAAGTGTAGATGGTGGTTATTCTACCTATACTGGTTCACATGTTATTATAACTGGTATTTGGTGGGGTGCTAAGGATGGTAAACAAGTAGACATTCTGCGTAAGATTGATGCTGTACCTACTTATCACAATCACTATTATCTAATTGGTGCGAACTTTTACGACTTTAAAGCATCAGGATTTGCTGATCGTGTTTACGCAAATAAAGATATTACAGTTAGTTTTGTTGGTGGAGAAGGACATTGTATTCTTCGCCTAAGTAAAATGGGTTGGAATCAAAAGATAGAATTACCACAATTTTCGGTTTATGATAATCCGAACGTTGTTGGTTCATAATAGAGGTTACGAATGGATGAATTGAAAACAGCTTTAAAGATTGCAATCGCAAATAGTTTTGCAATGTATTATAAAGCACAGGCTATGCATTGGAATGTTGAGGGAATGTTCTTTGGACAGTTCCACGAATTCTTTGGTAATGTATACGAAGATATTTACGAGTCTATCGATAAGTCGGCAGAACAATTACGTGCACTAGGAGAGTATGCTCCTGCAAGTATTGACGATCTATATCGATATAAAACAGTAAATGAAAGTCAGCTAAATAGAGATGTAACGTCACAGTTAGAAGATCTATTAGTGACTAACACGATGCTTTTGGAGTCTTGGATGAAAGTACTTCATGAAGCAGAAAGCGAAATGCAACATGGTTTAGAAAACTATGCTGCTGAACGAATCGATGCTCATAAAAAACATGAGTGGATGATCAAATCATATTTAAGGAAATAAAATGGAAAATAATGAAGTAAAAAATACAGAAGTAAAAGTAGAGGAAACTCCTGCTACTGCTCCTGCTGAACAAGTTGCTAGTGAAACTAAAGTAGAAACACCTGCTGCTGCACCTGCAGTAGAAGCACCTAAGAACCCACTAATTGATGCAACAGTAAAAGAACTAAGTGACAAAATGGGATTCCGAGGTAATTAATTAAATCGAGGAAGAAATGAAAAGTTACGGACAATTTATAGATGGACTATCTGAAGGAAAACTTACCGAGTTATCCAGATCCACTCTATCATCATACTCGTCAAAGGCATCTGATGCATCAAAGCACAAAGGATTACCTACTAAAAAAGTAGATAATCGTTATGCTGGTGTAAAGAAAGCCAGTGACCAATTAGCAAAGAAAAAATTAGGTGAAGAACAATGCACCTGCGATTGTGGTAAAAATCCATGCATTGAATGTGGCAAATCTCATCATAAAATGAACGAAGCAAAAGATCCTAACGAATACGATCGTGAAGGAGATATGGCTAAAACTCAATTAATGACTATCTGTCGTAATGCAGAAGATTTAATTGAAATGATGGATGACGATGCTAACCTACCAGAATGGGTACAGGCTAAGATCGTTAAAGCAGAAGATTACATCACTACTGTTCGTGACTATTTGCAATCAGAAAAAGAACGTATGAATGAGGCTGTAAAAGTACCATCTAAGTTCTCTGATATGCAGATTAAACAAGCATATGGTATTCTAAATGACAAACGATGGAAAGGTGGCAATATGACATCTATCGTTAGTCGTATTGAAGCTATCGCTAAAGGTTTATCTAAACATCCTAACGTTTATCAAGCAATTAAACGTACCAACGAAGAATTATCACCAAAGCAAAAGAAAATCGATAAGAACAAAAATGGTAAAATCGATGGTTCTGATCTACAAGCAATACGTAAAGAGGCAGTTGAAAAAGCGACTGGCGATTTAAAAGATGCTTGCTGGAAAGGTTTCACTGCTGTAGGAACTAAAATGAAAAATGGTAAAAAAGTACCTAATTGTGTCCCTGTAAAAGAAGAAGAACTATCTGATGCTGAGGCAAAGAAAAAAGAAGAAATTGTGAAAGGCATGAAGAAGTCTTTCAAAGATTTTGTGAAGAAATACGGTAGCGAGAAAAAGGCAAAAGAAGTTATGTATGCCACTGCTGCGAAATTGGCACAAAAAAAGAAATAAGTTTGAATTCTATATCGAGTCATTCGACTCGCCCATAGCTAAATTAAATTGGTGGAATCGAAAGAAAGTAGCCAAACGTGATATAACTAGCCATAGGGATGATCTTTATAATCAAAGAGTAATTTAATAAGGAGAAATCAAAATGGCTCTATGGGGTAAAACAGACGCACCAGTATCTCGTCCTAATTGGATCGATGTTGGTCAAATCAAAAAAATCGTAGTCACCGATGGTGGCTCAGGATATACATCTGCAACTGTAGCAATTACTGCTCCTGCATCAGGAACACAAGCTACTGCAACTGCAGTAATTTCCAATGGAGCAATTGCTTCAATCACTATTACAAATCCAGGAGATGGATACGTAGCTGGTGATGCAGCAACTGTTACTATTTCTGGTGACGGAGCAGACGCTACTGCTGAAGCACGTAAAGCACCTAACACTTACGCTGCAACAGACTTAGTATTTGTTGACGAAACTGAAGCAGGAATCGCATCAAACAAAGCACGTGGTATCACTGGTGCTGGTTGGTGGTTAGTAAAAACTTATACAGACTCAGACGGAAACACTCGTCATAAAAATGAATGCATCGTAACAATGGCTGTAACTGCTGTTGCTGCTGGTGATCAAGCTGACGATACTGTTGCTGCTGATGTATTAGAAACTATCACTATCACTGCACAACCTACTGATGAAACAACTGTCGCAGGTGAAGCAACATTCACTGTTACAGCTACAGTCGATCAAAGTGGTACAATCGCTTACCAATGGCAACGTAAACTTGCTGCTGCAGGTTCTCGTTGGGCTAACGTTGCTGGCGAAACAGCAAACTCAATCGATCTTACTGGACAGACTGCTGCCAATGAGGGCGATGAGTATCGTGTAAAAATTACTACAAGCAAGGGTGCTAAAGAAGTTACTTCTGACGCAGCATCTGTTGTTTGGGGTGACTAAATAATAGTATAAACCTAGAGTTGGGGTAGGGTTGTAACAAACCCTACCTACTCTTTATTATCGAATAGGAGATATAAAAATGGCTGATCAAAAGATCTCGGAACTAAATGCTGCAACGTCTGCTGCTGGTGCCGATTTATTTACCATCGTACAGGGTGGTTCTAACAAGAAATTAACTGTACAAAATTTTTTGGCGAATCTAAACTCGCCTGTTATTATTAACGAAAATGGTGCTGACCAAGACACTCGTGTTGAAGGATCTTCAGACGACAATCTATTGTTTGCTGATGCTTCAGCTGACAAAGTAGGTGTTGGTACTAATGCACCACAAGAAAAATTAGACGTAGACGGAAATCTTGCAATTTCTGGTGGGTTCTTACGTTTAAGTCAAACTCCACAATCTGCTAGTGGTACTGCTACTGGCTCCCTTACAACTGCAATCACTTCGTTCACTCTTACGACAGGTGCTGACACTTTATCGTTAGCAAATGGCGTAGCTGGACAAATGAAGCATGTCGTTGTTATCGGTGGTACTGGCTCATGCACAGTTACACCTGCAACTCGTTTGGGCTATTCATCTGTAACGATGAATGGTGCTGGAGACACTTTAACGCTAATGTATATTGATGATACATCTGGTTGGGCAATTTGCGCACAACACGGATGCACAGTTAACATCTAAATATAATTAACACTTGAGGATATTATGGCTGATAAAATCAAAGCTAAAGTTGATGAGTATCGTGGTTTGTTAAATCAGAAGAATAGTTATATGATTACTCTTCGTAACACCATTGCTCAAACACAAAAAGAAATTGACATGTTAACTGGTGCTGTACAAGCACTCGAACAAGTTATGGAACCTACAGAAGAAAAAGATGAGTCTAAAGCTGGACGAAAATAACTTTTTAAAGGTTGCTACATCTCACTATGACAACCCTGCTTGTGTAAGCACGGAAGAAATTGAAGATGATTTAAAGCGATTTTTATATGTACGTAAACTGATTAATCGTTATAAAAAAGATAACGCACTCAGAGAACGACTCATATTAAATCACGTTATTATTATCTACAATTTATGGGAGAAGTTAGCAACTGATATGTTGTTCTTCAAGATTGATGAACAGGACTGGGACGTACTCGCTTCAGTCCTGATTTATCTTGGTAGATTACCTGATTTTATTCCAGGAACTACTACAAGAGCAACAGAACTAAAATACGATGAATACGTATTAAGAACGCTAAGGGAAATCTAATGTCGAGAACAGTAGACAATTTAATATCATACCGAATACTTTATATGCTAGTCACACCCTTTAATAAGACTAAGGCATATGAGTTGGGTATTATTGACGAGAAAGGTAAGATCTTACGTAAGGTATCAGAGTTAACAACTGGTGCTGAGAAAGATGCTTATTCCTATCTCCATCGTCTAGTGTTTTCATTAAAAAGATTATTGGGCAAACTTCCTGGAGGAAACTCTAGGATTGCCTCTCTTGCAGCAGCATATTACTTAATTAAAGAATACTACGAAACTAACAAATCTCTAGTTGATCTTGAAGAAAGATTTGAATCTTTATCAGAACAACAAGTAACTTTAGTCGAAGAAGAATTATTAATCAACGACTTTCTTATACACGAGTTTATTCAAGAGGATGCACCTGCTAATGTAACAGGTGCTGGGGTATCTACTGACCAACCTGTCATCCATGTTAAAAAGGGACGCAAATATGCAACCTTTAAAGTAAGTGATGATATCTTCCGAAGATTTACTCAAGGAAAGAAAAAGTTTAAGCGTTGGTCGGAGTACCTCAATATTGAGGATGAATACGAGTCTCAAATCTATAACTATGCGAAACGTAATCCAAAAGGTGTTTTAATTTTAAAAACCGATGAGGATAAAATTAAAGCCATTCGTTTCAATCGTAATGGAGGTGGTGCTTGGAGCAAGATTCAAAGAAAGAGTAATATAGTTTCTACTGAAGTAGTGAGGTAGAAATGTTCGAATTCGTTTTTAGTTGGTTTAGCATAACAACATTATTGAGTCTGATTCCTGCGTTTTTAATTCAGGGATTAGTCATCGGTGGGCTGATTGCCTATTTTGTTTTAGGCATTCCGTTTCCACTACCTTACAAATCATTATATCGTTTTGTTGCAGTCGTATCTATGTTGGTCGGTATTTGGCTAATGGGTGCAACTTGGAGCAATCGTGAAATGGTTGTTGAGATAAATAAACTGAAAGCAGAAATTGAGATGCTTGAAAAAGAAGCATCGATGGTAACTTCTGAAGTGAGAAAAGACTATGAACAAAACAGAAAACAAATCGAAGACAATGGTAATGAAATCGCCAAACAAGTACCTAAGCTACTTAATGACGATGGTGTTGTTCAGTGCGATCTTGATCCTAACGTCAGGTTGCTCCACGACAGTGCCATTAAAAATGCGGTTCCCAACACCACCAGACGTGCTGATGGAGACACCGAAAAAACTGGAACAGTTACCCAACAAGAGTTAATGGGTACTGTTGTTAATAACTATACATCTTGTAATGAAGTGCGTGCTCAATTAGAAGCACTGCAAAAGTGGGTAAAAGAGATGGAGAGGATTTACACAGATGGCAAATGAGAAAGTAGAAGCAGAAGTAACTTTTCTGAAGAAGGTAGTCGATAAACTTGACACTTCTATAGAAAAGATTACTGATACGTCTGCGCAAATTTCTAAATTACTTGCTGTTCACGATACAAGATTAGATAGTCAAGATAAACGTGACGAACGCATTGAAGACGAAATTAAAATTTTGCATGGTCGTATCACAGAAAATAGTAAAGAAGTTATTAGTGCATTGCACGAAGTAGAACATCGTTTAGCAGATGCTGCACTAGATCAGCATCAAGATCTACATAAAGATATACATATGGTCGGAGATCGTGTAAACGATTTAGAAAAATGGAAGTGGTATATTATGGGTGGTATTGCAGTATTCATCGCATTCATTTCTTCCACTGACATTGCAAGTTTTATCGCAAATTTATTCAAATAACATAACCTACAATATTCTAAAGAAGGGATCTTTAACGGATCCCTTTTTTATTTGTCCTGCAAGTTTGACTGCAGTAGAATAGTCGGTGTTAGGGTTGAAGCTGATATTAATACTATGTTACAGATTTATGTTGACTTTTGTTGAAAGATGTAGTATAATAATCGTAAATTATTGAGAGATCTATTGAATGCTTTATATTGATGCGAAATACGCTAGTATGTTACAACCTCGTGTTCGTAACTTCAAACAGCTAAAAGATTACCTATGGAACTTCTCTTGTCCAGTTTGTGGTGATAGTAAAAAGAACAAACTAAAAGCAAGAGCATACATCTATCGTAAGAAGAACGATCTATTTGTTAAATGCCATAACTGTGCTTATGGTTCGAACATTGGTAACTTTATTAAGTTTATTGATGTATCGTTATATGATGCCTATGCACTAGAGCGATTTTCACAAGGCACACATCGTTCGAACGATCATAAGGTTCCAGACTTCTTTGAACAATTTAAAGAGGAGCCTATGTTAGAAGAAAAGATTGAGGACGAGTTACTCTCTACTCTACGTTGTATTGACGATCTAAAAGAAGATCATCCTATACGTCAATACTGTATTAATCGTAAGATACCTCTTGCGAGTTTAAAAAATTTATACTACACATCAAAGTTTTTTGATTGGGTAAACAATAACATCGTCTGGAAGTTTCCAGAAATCGGTGGCGACCATCCACGTCTTGTCATACCTTTTATTGATGAGCATGGTCGAGTTATTGCAATTACTGGTAGAGCATTCGGTGAAGAGAAACCTAAGTATTATACCATTAAGGTAAAAGAAAACGCACCAAAAATTTTTGGGCTAGAACGTATTAATTATGCAAAGACTGTGCATGTGGTTGAAGGACCAATCGATAGTTTGTTCTTGCCTAATTGTATTGCTGTTGCTGGTAGTGACTTTGATACTATAGAAGTCCAAGCCATTAAGAGCAATGTAATATTGATACCTGATAACGAGCCACGAAATAAAGAGATCGTTAAGATGGTAAACAAATATATAGAAAACGACTATCGTGTTGTGATGTTTCCTGACACAGTCGTTGAAAAAGATATTAATGAGATGATACTTGCAGGAAAGACTTCCGAAGATATTATGTCACTAATTAACACTAACGTGTATTCTGGTATGGAAGCACAAATGAGGTTTAGTCAATGGAAGAAATGTTAAATTACGACTTTGATTTTAAAGTCGATGGGTCGATGGTAAGAAATTATAGTGTTGCGTGTAGCGACAAAAACCCAATACATTTTTCTCCACACAATGTAGTTCCTGGAGGATTGATTACTGGACTACTACTAAGTAATCCTGTGGACAATTATTACATTCGTAAAATAGAAATTAAGTTTTTGAATGTAACATACTATCCTGCTACAATAAACGTTAAACGAAAAGTAACTTCCTACAAGATAGGAAAATCTGGAATACGTGCACAGATGGTAATGAGTGCATTCGTTAATGGCGAATGTGTTTGTGAAGCATCTGGTGAAGTATTCAAACCCAACGAGGAGTTCTATGACAGAATCAAAGGTAATTGATATGACAAAAATACGTGAACAAAAAGATTTCGAAGCAAAACAAAAAGAAGCGATTGAAGAACAAAATACAATTATGCAACCAATCTATCAATCGTTAATGAGAATTAAGAATCCTAAAATGGCAATCAATGCTGCACAAGCATTAATTACTGTAGGTAAGGATTTACTTTTACTTGAAACTGGAGAAGCAAACACAAGAGCATTTATTTCAAATATGAAAATGGATACTCCAGAGATGGTAAAGGCACAAAGACAAGCTGAAGCAAAACAGGCTGTCGAGGATCTAAAAGAAAAAGTATCCAAGTTAGAAGTCGAAGACCCACAAAACCTACATTAATTTAAGAAGGAATTTTATAATGAACGTGAGATTGATCTCTTATTCTATGCCACCTAAAGATGCATTTATTGGCTTAGATAATCTTATGGATATTATTGCCTATTGTGCACGAGTATCTAATCCCAGCAATCAAATGAATAATGAAACTGCTGAGAAGTTAATTAAATACTTGATTAAGCATCAGCATTGGTCTCCTCTTGAGATGGTCAGTGCTTGTTTAGAGATTAATACGACTAGAGATATCGCACATCAGATTGTGCGTCATCGTTCGTTTAGTTTCCAAGAGTTTTCACAGCGTTATGCTGATCCTGCAGACATGGGTAATCAATTTGTTATTCGTGATGCACGACTACAAGATTTAAAGAATCGTCAAAACAGCATTGAAACAGAAAATGTTGAACTTCACCATCAATGGATTGAACGTCAACAAGCTGTTATTGAATTGGCTAAAGCCACATACGAATGGGCAATCTCTGAAGGGATTGCGAAAGAACAGGCTCGAGTAATTTTACCTGAGGGTAATACCAAATCTCGACTGTATATGAACGGAACTTTGCGTTCTTGGATTCACTACATTCAGTTACGTAGTGCACACGGAACACAAAAGGAACATATGGAAATTGCGAAGGAATGTGCGTGTGTTATTGCCAGCATATTTCCTCTTATTAAGGACTTGTTAAATGACGAAACACAAAGTAGTTGAAGCAGGAAGTTTAGCTAGATATTTTGCAACCATGCTATTAACATTCGTAGCTGGTGTAATTTGTGGTGGGTTATTGTTAGTAGATGATCATCCGTACGATCGTTGTATGCTAACTTATACTGTACCAGAAGATATTATTGAATGTGTATGGCTTTTACAAAGTAACACTACTCCAGAAGTTACTGTTGGAAATGCACACAGATGGTAATGTATACTTGCATCAATTTGTAGAGTATACTAACAGAAATAAATGAGGAAACATGCTTAAAAAATTTAGAGATGGCTTAGTCAAATTTTCGGCGAAGATTGCTAGCTATCACGAAAGGTTTTTTACTTACCTTGCTAAAAGAAGCAAAACAAGTATATGGTTTACATTTTTATTAGTGTTCATGGCATTCTATGAACTTGTAGAGCATTTTATTATACCACTAGCACTATTATGGTTTGGATTAACTAGATGAACGAATGGAAAGATTATACGTATAAAGAGGTTGACGGAAAACCTATTCACATTTTCGACAATCTTTTTACAATGGTTGAGAGAGAAAAACTATATCAGTTTTGTAAATCTCAATACTTCACTACTCTAGGTAGTGACACAGATCGTCTAGAGTACAAAGGCGATTATAATCTTTACTCAGATATCTTAACAAATTTAGAAAATAGTGGCTTTCTTTCACTAGAAAATGCTAAATACTTTTTACCACTCTTAAAGGACTATTCAATTATTCAGGCTCGTGTCAATCTATCAACGATGCACGATAGAAACAGATTTCATTGTGATGCTGCTGGGAGCAATGATGTAAGGACGATATTATATTATCCCAATATGGAATGGAATAAAGATTGGGGTGGTTATACTCTTTTTACAAATCAACAGAGTAATGCTTTAGAGTATTGCTCATTTTATATTCCTGGAAGGACGATTATATTCGATGGAACAATCCCACACTGCATTAGCGCACCAAGTATCACAGCCCCAACGTACAGATTCAGTTTCGTTGTACAATATTACAGATAGCAATATGACACAATTAAATTCAATTCATGGTATTACCATAAACTACAATCGTGATCAGCTTTTTGACCAAGCTGGTTTAACACGTATGAAAGAGTCATATATGCGAGAAGATGAGCAATCTCCGCAACAACGATTCGCATTCGTTTCTAAAACGTTTTCATCAAATCAAGAACATGCTCAACGTCTTTATGACTACAGTTCTAAACACTGGTTGTCTTACGCAACACCGATCCTATCTTACGGTAGATCTAAACGTGGACTACCTATTTCTTGTTTCCTTAATTACATTGAGGATACTGCTGAGGGATTAGTTGAGAATCTATCAGAAACTAACTGGTTATCAATGATGGGAGGTGGAGTTGGAATTGGCTTTGGTATTCGTTCTGCCGATGATAAATCTACTGGTGTTATGCCTCATCTTAAAATTTACGACGCATCATCACTGGCTTATCGTCAGGGTAGGACTCGTCGTGGTAGTTATGCTGCATATCTTAACATTAGCCATCCTGATATTGTTCCATTCTTAGAAATGCGTAAACCAACTGGAGATCAAAATCTTCGTTGTTTGAATATGCATCACGGAATTAATATCACGAATGACTTTATGGAAATCATCGAAGAATGTATGATTGATCCAACAGCTGATGATAAGTGGGCACTTAAAGATCCACATAGTGGCGTAATTAGAGATTACGTTTCTGCAAAAGAACTATGGCAAAAGATTATTGAATTGCGTATGCAAACTGGCGAGCCATATATTCATTACATCGATCATTCAAACGATGCAATGCCAGAACATCTTAAAAAATTAGGATTAAAAGTACATCAATCAAATTTATGTTCAGAAATTATTTTACCGACTAACGAAAAGAGAACAGCAGTTTGTTGTTTATCTTCTCTTAATCTAGAATACTTTGACGAATGGTCACAAGATCCTCAGTTCCTACAAGACGTAGCTGAGATGTTAGATAACGTTCTTCAGTTCTTTATTGACAATGCACCTGATGCTATTTCTCGTGCACGTTATTCTGCTGAACGTGAAAGATCTATTGGTATTGGTGCTTTAGGTTTCCATGCTTATTTACAAAAGAATAATGTTCCATGGGAGTCTGCTCCAGCTACTGGTATTAATCATAAAGTATTTGGACATATTAAAACAGGATTAGATGCAGCAAACTTTGCACTAGGTAAAGCAAGAGGTGAGGCTCCAGATGCAGTAGGCACTGGTCGTCGTTTTAGTCATATGATGGCTATTGCTCCGAACGCATCCTCTTCTATTCTAATGGGTAATACTTCACCAAGTATTGAGCCATTCCGTGCAAACGCATATCGTCAAGATACGTTAAGTGGCGCATCAACAAATAAAAACAAATACCTTTCTGAGATTATCAGACAGGAATGTGCAAAGAATCCAAAACTAGACGAACAAGAAATCTGGTCTAGCATTATTGCTAACGATGGAAGTGTTCAACATCTAGAATGGATGGATGAGTGGAATAAAGAAGTATTTAAAACAGCGATGGAAATCGATCAACGTTGGGTTATTCAACACGCATCAGATCGTCAGAAGTATGTTGACCAAGCACAATCGGTTAATCTATTCTTCCGTCCAGATGCTCATCTTACTTATCTTCATGCTTGTCATTTCCAAGCATGGAAACAAAAACTTAAAACTCTTTACTACTGTCGTAGTGAAAAAATTGGTAGAGCCGATCGAGTTAGTAAACGTATTGAAAGAGAAATTATCGAAGAGATTGATTTACGTGCACTAGCAGAGGGTGAAGCCTGTATTGCTTGCGAAGGATAATTATGATTGAATTTATAGTATGGGTGTGGCTAGGTACTGCGTATGATACACCTCCAGTTAAGGTAGGAATATTTGATAATTGCAAAGAAGGATCAAGAGTAGCACGAGAAATGTATCCTAATCACGTAGCAATGCATTGTATTCTACCGATATATAATCCTCCAGGAGTGTCTAATCCTCAGGGAGTTGTAGGAGTTAGTCTATGATTAAAAAAATAGTATTGCTATGTAGTATTGTATTAATTACAGGGTGTAGCACTCTGAATAGTCTTTTGCCATCTCCATGGGATGACAATGAGATGATGTATATTGCTACGTTACAATATGAAGTTCGAAAGATTCAATGTGAGGGTGATAAATCTCACGAGACTATCGAACAAGTATGGGCAACCAAAGAAAAGTTATGGTGGTACGCACAAGCAGCAAGACATGCTGATGTTGTGAACTTAATTGAGCCATATCACCAATCAATGGTAGGACTTTATGAACAGTCAAAAGCAGGGAAACTTCGTAAACCTTATTGTGTGAATAAAGTTACTATATTAACAACACAAACTGATATGATCGCTGAGGCTCTTGCGTCAAGAAATAGATAATATGTTAGACGGAGAATATGGAAGTTATTATGGAGAAAAGAAAATGAACAAAGTAAAAGTATACAGTACACAACATTGCAGTTATTGCGTACAAGCAAAGAACTACTTGCAATCTAATGGCATTGACTATGAATCAGTAATGATTGATGAGAATATTGATGCTGCAAAATTAATGATGTCTAAAGGACTACGTACTGTTCCACAAATCTTTATTGGAGAGGAACATATCGGTGGTTATGATAAACTAAGACTCCTAAGTAAAGATGACTTACAAGCTAAAATAGGAGTATAATATGTCCATGTTTATAACAAAAGAACTTGGTAAAATGGCAGATACGTCTGAAGATGCTTGGATTGCAGAACGAGCAAAACTGGCATTAAAGTTTAAAGAAGAACTTGATAATGGTATTTTAAACGAGTGGGAATTTAAAGACTTAATGGAAGATCTTATTCGTACCGACCAAATCAAAGACTCTGCTGATAAAATGAAGTTAAAAGCAAATATAGAAAAATTAATTACGTTGGCGATGAATGCTATTTAATGTTAGATCAGTACCATCATTTTTAAGTGATGAAGAAGTTATAGAAGTTAGAAAAAAGGTTCATTACTTAAAACCTTTTTGGCGACACATTAAAGATTTTCCTATTGCGAAGTCTGCGATGTTATTAGCCAAACAAGATCCGAATTTATATAAGAGTGCAGAGAATCAACACTTTCTTGGTGATTCTTTGTATGTGATTGAGAAACTCGAAGAAATCAACTGGGAGATACAACAGAGTATCAACTACCATTTCTCGCCATTGTATGATAAACTACAAACTACTATCGGCGAGATTACAGGTATACCAGCTGAATATATTCCGAGTATGGCTGTTCCAGGATTCCATGTGTTTCATGGACAGCAAAGACCACATCCTTTTGAATGGCATATTGATACAACGATATGCAGATTTGATAGGAAGTATAAACCAGAAAATGTCTACTCGTTTTTGTGTTTGATTGAATCCCCAGAAGATCCAGCTGGACTTGAGTACAAGGACACTACGGATTGGGACAGTCATGAAGATCTAGAAACGAAGATATTTACCTATGACTTAGGAACACTCTTTATGTGGAAAGGAGATCGTATTCATCGTATGAAACGATTTGCCATGAAAGAGGGCGAAAGCAGAATAACACTACAAGGACATTTTGTAGTGCACGATGGGAAGGCATTGATACACTGGTAGAAAGGAACGCATGTCTGCGCAAGCAGGATGGGGACTATTCTTTTTAGGTATTATGTTATATCCTTTAATAATGTATGGGATATTTGTTTTTGAACGACATGTTGAAGAAGATAAAAAAAGAAAAGAAGAATGGAAGAAAAACCCACTCTACGACTTTTATAATCGAGATTAAATTATGGTAAGATGGTTGTTATGGCAAATACCAAGATACAGAGGTTTACATTACGTAATCTATTTGTATCTTGGTATAATTGTTATCCCTGCAGTTTTTGGTGTACAATATACACCAGCTAGTTTATTAACACAGTTTTTAATGTTAGATTTTTTCTACTATATAATGGCAAGAAAACAGATCGGTAAATAGAATGAAGAAGTTTGCTTTTGACGAAATATATAATTTCTTTACTAAAGAACAAAGACAAGAAATTTTAAGTAAAGTAATTGGTCTTAATCAACATTGGAGAAAGTTGCACGATTATCCAGTGTATAATGATCCAAGTGAAGATCCAGATCCATGTTCTAAGAATCAGTATTTATTGGGTGATAGTATTTACCCTATTAAAAGTGTTGAAGAAATCAATCAAGACACTCAAAGAATTTTAAAATCAGAGTTTGGTGATTTAATATATAATCGCTTACTCAACGAAATACCGAAGCACTTTGGTTTAGATATCAAAGGTGCTTCATTTTATGATGACTTGCCAATTCCTGGATTCCATATATTTTCTGGAGTTCAAGATGAAAGCGATCCATTTCCATATCATACAGATGTAAGTCTTGCGTTATGGAAAAAGGATATCTACCAAAATAGAATCTACTCATTTTTAAGTCCAATCATTTTGCCACCACAAGGTGGTCATTTAGAATGGAAACAACCCTCTGGTAAAGAGAGTAAGATAATCTATCATTATGGTTCTCTGCACTTTTGGGCAGGATTGGTGCCACATAGAATAGGTAGTCACGCATTGAAACAGGGAGAGATGCGTATCACACTACAAGGACATTTGTATATCGACCCTGATAAAAACATAAAAATTTATTTTTAACGAAGGAAAAAAGATGGTAAAGGGCAAGCAACACTTAAATTTACAAGAAGAACGTAGTTATTTTAAACCATTTAACTACCCATGGGCATATGAAGCATGGTTAAAGCATGAACAAAGTCATTGGTTACACACTGAAGTGCCTATGCTTGAAGATGTAAAAGATTGGAAGACTAAACTAAATCCATCTCAAAAACATTTTTTAACAAACATCTTTCGTTTCTTTACACAAGGCGACATTGATGTCGCTGGTGGTTATGTAATGAATTATCTTCCTTACTTTCCACAACCAGAAATTCGTATGATGCTTTGTGGTTTTGCTGCACGTGAAGCATTACACATTGCTGCATATTCACATCTAATTGAAACACTAGGTATGCCAGAGTCAACTTACTCTGAGTTCCTAGAATACAAAGAGATGGCAGACAAGCATAGTTATTTTATGGACTTGTCTATGAAGAATGGAACAAAGCAATCTATTGCTACTAACATTGCTGCATTCTCTGCATTTACAGAGGGTATGCAATTGTTTAGTTCGTTCATTATGCTATTAAATTTCCCACGCCATGGACTTATGAAAGGTATGGGACAAATCGTCACTTGGTCTATTGTTGATGAAACTCAACATGCTGAGAATATGATTAAACTATTCAGAACTTATGTTGAAGAAAACAAAGAGATCTGGAATGACGAGACTAAAGAAAAAATCTATTCTATCGCTGAAAAGATGGTAGAACTAGAAGATAAGTTTATCGACTTATCATTCTCAATGGGTGAGATGGTTAATCTTACCTCAGAAGACGTTAAGAAATATATTCGTTATATTGCTGATCGTCGTCTAATCTCTCTTGGACTAAAAGGTATCTTTAAAGTTAAGAAGAATCCACTTCCATGGGTAGAAGAAATGATCAATGCTCCAACGCATGGTAACTTCTTTGAGAACCGAGTAACTGATTATGCCAAAGGTGCATTAAAAGGATCTTGGGGTGACATTTGGGCAGTGGATCTTTCTGAGAAAGAACCAGCTGTCGTAAATGGCTGAGTATAGAGAAGTAAAGGCAGTTAGTGATTTTGCCGAGTTGATTGAGGAGAAAAACCCAATCGACTTCGGTATGTTACGAATACCTGAAAAAGATGTATTCGACTTTTGTGCTAACTGCGTTATCGATCACTTTGTGAATGTTCATCAACGATATATACACGAGCACGAGATGCAAATGCTTGCACAAGTAACTTATAATATGGTAGAGGCATTTGTGTTAAACTTACAGCAAAATGCTAAAATTATTGCTGTTATAAAAGGAAAGAATAAAGGGAATGAAGAGTAAAGACTTCGAATGTAATAACTGTGGGGCAGAAGGATTAATTAAGTTCGTAGATGATGGTGAGCACTTAGCATCGGATATAGCTTATTGTCCATTCTGCGGACACGACATTCATAAATCTGACGACGACGATCTCGACTGGTCAAAAGAGGACTAAATAGTAGACTATGTGGATATACGGAGACAAAGTCTTCGAGGATCCTTCTGGTTATTATGGATTTGTTTATGAGATAACGTGCACTGAAACCAATAAAAGGTATATTGGTAGGAAATATTTCTCCAAAGCTAAAACTTTGGCTCCATTAAAAGGCAAAAAGAATAAACGTCGGAGTCGTGTTGATAGTGACTGGATCGAATATTACGGATCATCGAAATCATTATTAGAGGATGTAGAAAAATACGGAAAAGACAAGTTCGTCCGTAGGATTCTGCGTCTTTGCAAAACACGTGGAGAAACTAATTACTGGGAAGCAAAACTCCAGTTCTACCACGATGTATTAAATGCAAAAAACGAATTAGGTGAAACTCTCTATTACAACGAGAACATAATGATGAAATTTACAAGGAAGAATATCGGATGACATTACTACTATTAACAATTGCTATATTTTTATCAGCGATTGCTGCATTTTATGCAGTGTCAGGTTTAGTTGCTATTTTTAGTGCAGCAGCAATCCCTATCGCAATTATGGGTGGTGGTCTTGAAGTCGCAAAATTGGTTGTTGCGTCTTGGCTTTATAGAAGATGGAAAGACGTTAATTTTTTAATGAAGACATACTTCGCAGTAGCACTGATTGTGCTAATGCTATTAACAAGTATGGGTATCTTTGGTTTCTTATCAAAGGCACATATCGAGCAAAGAGGTGTCAGTGGTACTACTGATTTGCAAGTTGTTCAAATTGATAATAACATTGCAAGAGAACAAAAGAAAATTAAAGATGCTGAGTTAGTTATATCTCAGTTAGACAAAACAGTACAAATTCTATTAGATAACGATCGTGTTCGTGGAAACAGTGGTGCTGTCGCTACTCGTCAGAATCAAAAAGAAGAACGTGATAGTCTACAGGCTATTATCGATTCAGCTACCAATAAGATCGTAGAATTAGAAAACACAAAGCAACCTCTATTACAATCACAATTAGCACAGGAACTAGAGATCGGTCCACTTAAATACGTGGCTGAATTAATCTATGGTGATGATGCTAAATCACACTTCGACGAGGCAGTTCGTTGGGTAATTATTGCAATTATTTTTGTATTTGACCCACTAGCTGTTATGCTTTTAATCGCATGGAATAAGGAAATGGGAATGCGTGTAACACCTATCGCTCCAGTAACACCTACACATAATCCACCGAAAAGAAGAGAGCCAGAGGTTAAAAAACCTGAGCCCAAAAAGGAAGAAGTCCTAAATACTAGTGAACCTGTAAAGGAAACATGGGATTCGTTCTTTACTGAGTCAGTTGAAAACATGCCTTGGCATGATAAGGAATCCGAAGAAGCAAAGAAAAGACGAGAGTCGGACATCTATAATAAGATTTCAAGACCGACAGATTCTCGTCCAAATAAATTTCAAGACAGAGAGTGATTTGAACGTCACCCAATATAATTAGAACTTAGTTCTCTGCCATGGTCAGACAAGAGGCAGAAAATGAACGCAAAAAAACTACAAATAGACTCTGAATACGCAGAGTACGACATTGATGGCGATGGGACTGTAACCGATTCCGAATTAGCACGGATTAAGGAAATCAAGTCTCAAGAGATGGCAGAACGTAAGCAAGCATCTCAAAGAAAAATGGCATGGACTTCTTTATGGTCTATGGCAATCTTTACTGTTATTTTATTTTCCCCTTTAGTTTCTGACACTCGAGTATCAGCACTTGCTGATTTACTCGGACTATTCTACATTGCGCAAGCAGGTGTGGTTGGTGCATATATGGGCATGACAGCTTATATGTCAAGAAAATAATTAAATAAAGGGAAGTAAAATGTCGTTTAAAGAATTAGTTATCGTCATGCTTGTCTGTACAGGATTAATGTATGGAATCTCTGCAAACAAAGCACATGCAGAAACTAATACAGTTACGTCTACGGTAACAGGTACAACGACAGTAGATAAAACTCCCTCCACTGCTAACGCTCCAAGTGTTATAATCAATAATCAAGATGTCTGCTCGACTGGTGTCGGTGCAGCAGTACAAACTCAAATCTTGGGTATTGCTGGTGGAACAACAATAAGAGATTTAAACTGCGAACGATTAAAACTATCTCGTGCTCTATACGGTATGGGAATGAAAGTCGGTGCAGTTGCTTTATTATGCCAAGACGCAAGAGTCTTCCAAGCAATGGAAATGGCTGGCACTCCTTGTCCATATATGGGTAAAATTGGTATTGAAGCAGCAAAAGCATGGGCTGAAAATCCAGAGAAACGTCCTGACTACGATAAGTGGTTAAAGGAAAACGATTTAGTGGATAAAGAAAAGGAATTGAACAATGAGATTAAAACCATTGGTGTTGGCTTGGGTGCTCTTTCTCTCTTGCTTTTCTTACTCTAGTCTAGCATTCGAAACCAAATATGTAATTGGACAGGTTGGTCCAAACGGAGGAACAATTACTTCCGTAGATATTACACAAACGTTAATCGACACACAGGTAAAGCAAGTAGGTGATTTTGAAGAAACCACTTACACCTATAAGATTATCGAAGACATTAAAGAAGATGTCATAAGCACACAGCAAATTACAACTACGACTATCGAATCCGTAGTTACCTCAAAAAACAATCTACAATTAGACTCATCAGTAAGCACTTCAGGTGGCATTACTGATTTGTCACACTATAATACGTATAACGATTTTCATACAGATTATCAGGGTGGATCAGTTACGTTCACTAATAAACTTAATGATAATATGACACAAAGCGAGATGCGTACTGGCTTTGACGTTACTGCTGGTGCAACTGTAGGTGCTTGTGAAAATACTTATGGTGGTGGATGTAGTTCTGGTGTATTAGATACCTTTACAATTACAATAAG